TTAACCCCCGCTCGCAAGCCGCATCGCCGCCTTAATGGCCAATCTACGCTTGTTCGCATTGCGCGTGTAAACCGCCGACTGATCACCCGTCTGCCAACCAAAAAGAGCCTGCAACTCGTGCTCTGAACCGCCACGATCCGCCACCATCGTCGCCGCGAGCTTGCGCAAACCATGCGAAGAACCCGCGACCTTCGCCGCCTTACACGCGTTCTTAAACCACGTCCCAAAGCTCTCCTTGACCATCGGCCGACCGTTCGCGCCGCAGATAAATGTCAAATCCCCCGTCGGGCCATGCTTCAACGCCTCCGCAAGCGCAGGAAGGATCGGGATGAACAATTCCACCCCTGTCTTCTCAGCCCGCAACGTGGCCACCCCCTCGCGCACATGCTGGCGACCAAGCCGTACCGCATCACCACGGCGCAGGCCCGTGTTCAAAAGCAGCTCCAAGGCCAACCGCTCCCGCGTGCCTAAAGGCCAGCGCGCCCGGAACCGCTCCACATCGTCTACCGTCCAAGCCAGAAACCCATCGGTCTTGGTCTTGATAAACGTCACGCCTTCCGTGGGATCCTCATCTAAAAACTTGGCCTCAACCGCCCAGCGAAAGAGAGCCCGCATCGTCTTGATGAAGTTGTTTGCAGCAAAGGGCGTTGCCTGCCGCCGCTCGCGGCCCTCGACAATATGTTCCTTGCGCACCGCCCGAAACGGCACCCGCCCGCTTTTCTCAAGCACGTGGTGGAGCAGGTTTTCACGCTGTCGCCGCGTCGCGTTGGCCTTGCTGCCCCAATCGGAGGACTTGCGCCATTGATCCACCAGCCATGTCAGCGTGCGCGGATCGTCCGAAGGCTTTACCGACGCAGGCGAAGGCGCATCACCGCTAATTGCAGCCCGATACTGCTCCATAAACTCAGGACTGTTCGGCGCGGCCCGAAGGCGAACCCGAGGACCGTGCCCGATCCGGACGTACCAAGTAATCGTTCCGTGCCGGGTTTTTTCGCGGTGAAGGTGTGGCAATTTGCGTGGCATGACGTCCGTCACAGCTCAATCCTCGCCTCGTAGTCAAGCGCTCTCGACGAAGGCGGCGCCCCACCGTCGACAACTGGCGTGAAGCGAACGCGCCCGTCTGGCTCAAGGGTCACTTCGACGGGAATGCCGACCTGATCAAACGCGCGAAGGGTGCGCGCGACGTCAGCTTGGGTAATTGTTGCAGGCTTACGTGGCATCGTCAGCCCTTCTTCTGTATTGAGGCATGCAATCGCCAAGGCTCTGCAAACGATACTCCGTGGAAAGAATGTCTTTGCACCAAGGGGCCGATGCAACGACGCGCGGCCGAGGCCTTGCGGATCGCGGGCGAGACCGTAATGCGCGCTTTGAAGCTTTCCGTCACGCCCCGCCCCACTCTTTGACCGGCACATAATCCTCGCGGGATTGGAGCGTGTAGGGCCACGGGTCGCCTCTTTTGAGTGTCTGGATGCGCAGGTTGTTCGCCTGATATTTGTATCCCAGCCAAGAGTAGGTTTCGTCCTTGGTCTCGCCGTGCCCCGAGAGGTGCAAGTAGCAGCCAGTCTGCGGGTTCCAAAGCCGCTGCATCGGGGCTGTGCCCTCAAATGGGGTCGGAAGGGATGAGGAAATGCTCATTGGGCACTCCCATTTTGATCGCCTTTGAGCATGAAGCTCGCCACGAGGATTTTCTCGATCTCTGGCCAGTGATCGCTGCCCTCGATCCAAGGGACGAGGTGATCGCGGACGTAGGCCATCGCGTCGTCTATGAATGCGGAAAACTCATCGCCGCTCATGGATGCAAAACTGATCGACACCGGGCGCGCAATAATTGCGATGGCATCCTCCGGCACGTCATGGCGCAGGCGCTCTGTGCGCGTCATCGAGCGGATGCGCGCGCGCCCTGTGGCGACAAGAAGATCCTCCTTGATATTATCAGCCGTCCATTCAACGCTAGCTGGCCCGTCGTTCAAGGCCTCTGCGACGTAGGTCATAAACGCCCAAAACATGCGGTTTTGATCAATGTTGCGCGGCTGCTTGGGATCGATCTTGTAGAGCTTGCCAAACTTCAGCTTTTCTATCGCAAGCTGGCCTGCCTTCGAGGTCGGCACCAAAACGTTTCCGTCGCGCCGGATGAAAAAGGGGGAGCCCATCACGCCGCTCCTTTTTCAAAGCAAAGATCCAAGCGCTCGGTCATATGCGGCACTCCGGGGCAAAGGGGATCTCATCGTCCAGGTCTCCACCCGGCCGGCCACCGCCGCTGGCACCGGCTGAATAGCCACCACCCTGGCCGCCGCACCCACCGACGCCATCCCGGCGGCCGTCAAGTATTGTCAGTTCACCGCGGTAGGGCCGGAGCGCAATCTCCGTCGTGTACCGGTCCTGCCCGCTTTGATCTTGCCATTTGCGGGTTTCAAGCTGCCCCTCGATGTAGACCTTTGAGCCTTTGCTCAAATACTGCTCTGCCAACCGGATGAGCGCATCGTTGTGGATCGTCACGGAGTGCCATTCGGTGCGCTCTTTGCGCTCACCTGTGTTCTTGTCTTTCCAAGTCTGGGAGGTCGCGATGCGCAGGTTGCAAATCTGGCCGCCATTATCGAAGGAGCGGACCTCGGGATCGCGACCGAGATTGCCGATAATTATGACCTTGTTGACGCTGCCCGCCATTATGACTGCTCCTTTTGGCCTTGCGGCTTTTTCAAGATTTCGATTGCCCGGCTGCGGTTCGGAAGTCGGCGAATATAGCCGCGCTCTTCCAAAGCCTTAATCAACCGATGGACGTTAGACTTTGAAGCGAGCTCGAGCGCTTCGGCGATCTCACCAAAGGAGGGCGAATACCCAGTGCGCTTGGTGTAAGCGGCGAGAAACACAAGGGCCTCGTGCTGGCGGGGTGTCAGCATGGTGCCCCTCCCCGCGCTGGCTGATTGACGAGACCGCCACGCACCGACCATTGCTGGATCGCTTCCAAAGAGCCGCAGCATCCGGCAGGAGCGTAGTTCACCAAAAACAACACGTACTTGTAGAGCTGCTCTCGGTTGACCTCGTCGGCTTTGGCTGTCGCTTGGATCAAATCGGTTTGAAGCACCGAGCGGAGAAAAGAGCCGGGCAAAATCCCAAGTAGGATGTAGCGCGCGAGGCCCGCCCGCATGTGTGCCGGGATCCAGCGGCGAAGCCCCTCTCCTAGCTCGCCGCCTGCGTATTTGCTGTAGGCCTCCACCGGGTCATCAAAGGTTTCTTGAGACAATTCGGATCTGCGGTATGCATCCATGGTCATGAATTTACCCCCCCGTTGGTTGCGCTGTTGGCCGCCTTGTTAACCTGCGCTTTTGCGGCGTTGGAAAGCGTCGCGATTTGGTCTTCCCAAAGGGCCATCACCGCATCGACCGCATCAGCATCTTCGCAATCGACCAGGTCACCGACGATCCGAGCGACAAGGCCCGCTGCGGCCTCGTCAGCTGGGTCAGGGGCGCCCTCTTCCTTCTTCTGGGGTATTGCTTCCGACTTTGCAGGCTTGGCCTCAGCGGCGCGTGTTTTGGCGGGCTTTGCATCCTCATTGGGCGTCTGTTCGGTTTGCTCGTGGTCCGATTGGGAGCCGCTCTCGTCTTCGGCGGTTTGGACGGCCTCGGCCTCAATCATCTCTCCGTCCTGATCACCCGGGACCGCATCAAGCGCCTCGCTAGGGTTCATCGCAAAGGACGCAAAGTCTGCTTGCCCACCGTCTACGGTTACTGCGTCGCGGAATTCCACCGAGAGGGGCAAATACTTTGAAAGCGCGCGAATGGCCGTTTTCTTGGCCATTTCGTCTTCATGGGTGCTCCAAGGGTTACGTTCCGTCGTCCCGTACTTGACCGCCGTCTGCCAGCCTTGGGATCCATTTCTGATCTTTGTGACCTTGGCCCATGGCAAAACGACATAAGCGTGCCCGCCGTCCCGGAATTTAGCGATGGCATAGGCGTGCAGCTTGTCGCCCTCCTGCGCCCCCGGGACGTGGCGTAGGCGCGCCTCCGTGCCTTCCTCGTACTCCCAAACCTCGTCGTCTGAGTAATGGATATTGGCCGAGATGGACGAGATATGCCCGGAGCGCCGGGCAAGGTCGATCAGTCCCTTGTAGCCGACCACCAGCTGGACCTCGGTAATCTTTTTGCGGTTGTTTTTGAACGGGATCAGGTAGGCGTGCCCCATGATCGTATTGGGCTCCAGCCCTAACCCCGCGCAGGTCATTAAACCGCCCAAGAGGCTCATAGGATCGCACTCTGCAAGCTTTGGCGTTGTCCGCATAGCGTTTGCCATAAGCCGCATCATGCGCTCGGGCTTCATGTGCGCCGCCGCGACCTGTTGGAGCTGGGCTTTCGCCGCATCGTTCCAAAGCAGCTCTTTGACGTTTGTCACTTGGGTCAATGGCTTGGTTTTCACCTTTTCAATCGCCGTGCTCACAGCTTTTTCTCCTCAAAGATTTCAATGCCGGGAATTTTAATTGGTTGGCCTTTGGCCGCGCGAATATCGGCATTGGCCATGCGCACGATTAAATCGTGCAGTTCTTGGCGCTCCCGGTAGTGAAGCATCGCTTGATTGATGTTGCTTAGGCGCCCAACAAGTACCGTCCGCAGGCTTGTGCGATTGTTACCTGTTCCGGTGGCCGAGGAGATGCGCGTTTTGCGTTCAGCCTCCGAAGCCTTAGCTGCCTCCACTGCGGCAGCGGCTTTTTCCTCTGCCTCAGCGATAGCCGCCGCGTTGCGGTTACGCTCTGCGATCCGACGCTCGTTTTCCGCTTCCTCGGCAGCCTTACGTGCCGCCTGCTGCTCGGCCCGGCGCTGCTCCTCGGCGATACGATCCTGCTCGTCGAGATACTCTTGAAGCGGCGCCTTTGCGATCTTGCCGGCCGCTTCAATCACGCCTGTTATCTTCTTGAAAGCTGCGTCGATCTCACGCCCAGCATCAAGAAACGGCTTTTTCTCCTCTTGGCGACGCGCCTCAATTTCTTTGAGGCTACTGCGGGCGGTATCGAGAAAGTCTTTCAGCTTGCCTGCTTCAGCCGGGGTCGAAATGTTTTTTTCCCCCCATACGCTGGCCGCGTCAGCAATCTCTGCCGCCTCCTTTGCAAAAGCCTCCACAATCTCGGCGTTGAAAACAGGGCCCTTGTTGTGGCCGATGCCAGCGGTTTCGTTGTCAAACACAATCACAGCTCCCCTTCAGCCATAACGGAAACGATGGGCTTGCAAGCGAAAGGCGGCTTCTTCACATCAACGGCCGCTACTGTGACGGCCTTAGTGCCGTCATTGGTCTCGACCTTGACCATATCGCCGGGGCGCAGCGGCTGGTCGCCGTCAAAGGTGTAGGTATAGGTGCGGTGGTGCCGCGGGCTGAATTTCACAGAGACGAACATTTTGGTTCCTTTCATGGTCTGATTTGCCCGGCGCGCAGCCGGATCGGTGCGTGGGTCGCCGCCATCTCGGGATGCCGACGCTGGAGGTCTTGGAGATCGAGGTATTCAACCCTGCTGATTGGGTTCTTGCAGATCGAAAGCCACGCCTTGGCCGGATCGCAGCGCTCGCCATTCACCTCGCAGACGATCCGCTCGTCGCCGGCCAGCTCACCGTTCTCGTCAACTTCGCGCTTGACGCTGATCGAGGCCGGGACAAAAGGCCCTCCCTTAACCATCCGGGTTTTAAACCATCCGCATTCAGGCTCTCCCTCATGAATTGGGACGGCCTTTCCGGCCAGCGCGGCGCGATGCCACGCGTAAAGGCGCGCAAGGGTGGTGGGCTGCCGCATCACTTGCCTAATTCTGCGCGCAAATATGTGGCGCGGTGCGGACGAAAGAGGCTACATGCCGTTGGTGCTGCTTCCACTCAGTCATCATCGCGATGCGAGCAGAGGCGAATGCGCAAATTTCTATAAAACCTTGGCTCATGTTATCTCTTTGTTCTCTCTGAAGTGGGTTTTAAGCGCCGGAGCGCCCAAAGCTCGGATTAGTTGAGGCCGAGGCCGTGACCGATCAGGAGAATGAAGTAGCCGGTCCCGAAAATCGAAATTGCGCCGATACAGTCCTCGATGATCAGGCGCATTTCGCGCCAATCGATGTGGGGGACTTTGATCGCGTACTTTGTAATTTTGGACTGTTTCAGAAACATGTGTTCACCCCTTGTTCTGGAGGAACATTAATCCACATATTGTGGATTGATCAAGTGTAAATTCACAATGTGTGGATTTTAATTTTTCAGACTAGACAAAGAATGCAGCGTGTTGCTAATTCGTTCTCATGGGAGACTTAGCGCATCAAGCCGAAGTAGACCGCCGTCTCGATCGCATGATCGAGGTGGCTGATCAACTTAACGTCCCTCTTGATCATGTTGTCGAGCACATGGGCTGGTGTTCTCAAAGTGACTTCCGCAGGCTTTCCGGCAATCCGTCGCTTCTTCCGCGATACACGAAATCCAGTGTAACACCGTAGCGATCACAAAGGTCCATGGCGCGTTCTACTGGAATTCGGCGGTTACCTTTTTCCCAGTTGTTGTATTGAGTTATATTAAAGCGGTTCTTCTCAGCCCAAGCCTTTTGGCTGTCGTCTGAAAAAGCCTGCCGTATGCGCTCCAGGCGCACGCCGATCTCATAAAATTCTGGACGTTCATTCATGGCCTACTGATCCACCGAATGTGAATTTCTTTGCAATCTACTAATCGTGGTCTTGTAGTAATCCACTTATTGTGGAAAGTAGGGCTATGAACAAAGCAAAATACATTGCTGCACAGCTTGGACAAAGGCGCATCGCTACGAGATTGGGCGTTGGGGCGTCTGCAGTCAACAACGCTGTGGTACGGGGCAAGTTCCCACCTGCATGGTTCCCCGTCATCCGCCAAATCTGCGAGGCTGAAGGGATTATATGCCCAGAGGCCGCGTTTAATTTTCGAGCGCAGAGCAATGATCATTTAGAACTTCTCCCTTCTCGAGAGTTTTTACGTACTGGGAAGCCATCCTAATGACGTCCTTCCGACACGTCATACATGCTCGCATCGACGCGGATATGAAGCTTTTTTATGGAAACAGTGCGTTTCGATCGCACAATTTCCAGTGCGCGATCAAGGGATTGGCCTTGAAGTTTCAAACCGCACGTTACGCCAAAACAAAACATCTTCTGCAAAGGGCGGTGGCTTTGGCTGCCGGTCGTTTTTTCGGTTTTGAAGCCAAGCCCGGAGGCATCATCGCCATGACAAGCCAATGCTTTGTTTGCGGCAACCCAGTCGCCCCCTTTGGCTTTGGCTGGCCCGGGCCCCGTTCGCAAAAACCAACAGATAAGTGCGGATACCTCCGCACATGCGGCGAACACCGCCCTGCCGGCGAACAGCGCCGTCTCGACGCTATCGCCAAAGCGTACGGCCGGCCCACGCCCAGCAAACAAGAAACGACCCCTACCAACACGAAAGGCATAAACGCATGAGCTATCCCAAAAACGAAAAAGGCTTCGCCATCACGCTTGAAGATCTGCTTCAAGATATCGCCAGCGCCGACGACACGGCTCAAACGATTTCCGAGGCGAACGGCGAGCACCGTTCCAACATCAAGGGCATCCTTGACGAGCGCGGCTACCACAAAAAGGCTTTTGCTGATTTCCGAGCCATGCACGCCATGTCGGACGAAAAGTTCGCTGATTATTGGCGCACCATGTCCGCCTGCTACGAGGCTTACAAGATCGAGGCCGAAAGCCGCATCTCCGACCTACTCGACCGCAAGGGCGCGGAGTCCTCCGGGATGGAAGCCGACATGGGGGTGAACTAATGGCGGGTTCCTACCACGGCCGGTTCGCGCAGCAACCCGGATGGGGCAAGCATCGCCTTCTTAGATGCGAAAAAGTCGTCTTGCGCTGCGGACTGGTGAAAACCTTTGCCCTGTACGCGACACGCGACTGGAAGGCTGCCTGATGATCGTAGCCGCGCTGGACCTTGCCACGAAGACCGGCGTCGCGGTTGGTCCCTGCGGGGGCCAGCCGGAGCTGTGGACGCTCGACCTAAAGTCAAAGCATGAGGCCAAGTTTCACGCGTCCCGGCTGATGGAAATTCAGGGGCTCACGCAACGACTGATCGTCGAGATGGACGTCACCAAAATCTTCATCGAGAAGCCTTTTGTAGCAGGCCATAACAACTTCGAAACAACGCTTTTGACGATTGGCCTGACAGCAAACGTGATCAGCTGGGCCGAGCGCAAAGGCGTGCCCTTTGACCTGATCCCAGCGCAAACCGTTGCACGGTATTTCATCGGGTCTGGCAAGATGAAACGCAGCGCAAAGAAAGCCGCGATCCTTGCGGAATGCCAAGAGCGCGGCTGGGCGCCTCAGGACGACAATCAGGCTGATGCCGCCGCCTTGTGGGATCTCGCCTGCACGCGCCTGTGTGGCGCACACGCAGCCGCCACGGTGCCTCTTTTCCATCAGCAGAGCAAAGACCATGAAACAAGAAGCGCACAACCAGAAAGCGCCAAATGAGCCACTACATGACCGCGCTGGCCATGAAGCAGCCTGGCCTGAAACCCGCCACAAAGATTGTGCTCTATTGGCTGGCTGAACACCACAACGGCGAAACAGGCGCATGCTTTCCCAGCCTCAAGACCCTGGAGCGCAAATGCGAGATGAACAGATCAACCGTTGTGCGGCACCTCGAGGCTTTGGAACAGCTGGGGCTGATCAAGCGCAATCGGCGCGAGCGCGACAATGGATCGCAAACCAGCACGGCGTATATTCTCCATCTGCCCCCTGTTGCAGAACGCAACAGCCCCTGTGGGAAAACGCAACAGGCCCCTGTTGCAAAACGCGACCCCCATAACCTTGGAAATATTAACCTTGGAATTGAACCAGAAGATGATCACCGCGATGCGGCGATCAAGGCGGATCAGCCCGCTCAAGGCGGTCTAATCCAGGTATCGGAACCTCCCCTTGAAGGAAATATCGGAAGCGACGTCGCGAAGGCATCAGGCGGCCTGCGCGAAGGCTGCCTCAGCATCGAGGAAGAATTCGAAAGGGTATGGGAGCACTACCCGCGCAAGGTGGGCAAGGGCGCGGCTCGGAAGGCATGGGCCAAAGCACGGAAGCGGGCAACCTATGCCGAGGTCACCGGCCCGCTCGGCGTTTGGATCAAGCTGCAGCGCGGCACGCCAGTCGAGAAAACCCCTCACTTCACAACGTGGCTCAATCAGGAGCGCTGGCTTGACGACCAGACGCACGCCCGGAACCGGGCCGAGACTACGACCGACCGGCTCAACCGGCTCGGATCAGCTTCCACGGAGGACCGGTGCGACGCGATCGCCCGTCCACGACGCACTCCCCCACAAATTGAACTGAGGATGGACCCATGGCGGCAATGACCTATGAGCGGCGAAAGCGCGCGATCTTTGAATTCCTATACCGCGACCCGGGCGGGCTGCTGCACCGCTACCGCCTCCCTGAGCATCTTTCAGACAACGCGCTTCGCGACGAGGTCAATCTGCTGGTCGAGGATATCAACGGGATCATTCCCAGTGATTACGCCGAGACCGACATGACGTTGCTGACCCCCGAAATCAACGGCGCTGTTCGCCGACGGCACGGCGCGCAAGGGTGGCCCCCCGCTAAGGTGATGATTGCCGCAACCGAGGATGCCGTTGCTGCATCAGCTCAAGCCAAGGCAGCCAATAAGACCGCTCGCTCCGGGCCCCTTGACCCATTTGAGGCCGCTGCTGCTGCAATGAAGGCCAAGCAACCCGTGGGGGAGCAATTCCTCTGGGGCGCGCACGCGGTGGAGATGATCTCCCGGGGGCTCATCGATAGCGAAACCATGGGGGAGTACCGGTCGGGCGCCTTCTTGACGCGGAGGGCGCACTACGGCGAGCAAAAGGCGCTGACTTGGGAGGACGAGGCAAAGGAGCGGCATCGGTTGGCAAAGGAGGCTTTCCGGTCACGCCGTGAAGGCGATGGCGCGATCTCGGAAGAAGTCCTCCGGGAAGGGCAAGAAGAGCTCAAGGCAGCCGCTCGATCAATGGACCGCCGCTCGTCCTCGATGCGTCGCTATGCTTGAGGGCGCCTCATGAGCAAACTTATTTCAGGTATCTATTCCAAAGGGCCCAGCGACTATTCCGCTGAGCGCAGGGCGCGCATTGTCCAAGAGCAAAGTCAAAAGGCGTGGCGCGAGCGCGGCATAGCAATGATCCCGGTTGACGACTTGGTCAGCGATTGGGACCGGCAGGCCGTCACCAACATCGCAAACCGGCTCTACGGGGGGCGGCGCGATGCGAAGTGACAGAACCGCGCACCTTAAGGAGGAAGCGCACACTTGGACACCTGAGCTGGTGCGGGACCGGATGATCGAGGCCGTGCGCTGGGCGCGATACAACGCAGGCTCTCCAGGGCCCTCGCAGATCCGCTCCTCGATGCCCGAATACACCCCCACGCTTGAAGACCACCTCGCTTACGGGTGGGGCCTCCCAGAAAAGGCAGAGGGTGTTGCGGAGGCTGAGCGCAGCAAGCGCGTCACAATGTCCCCCGAGCGCGTCGATGAGATGATTTGGGTCTTGGATTGGTGCCGGCTGTATCTGGCAAAGGACTGCCCCGGCGACGCCGTAATGTTGAACCTGTGGCTTCGGTGCAAGGTGCATCGCTTCAATTTCGAAGCCGCCCTCAAGTCCAGGGGATACCCCATGAGCCGTCGCCATGCCGACAGGATGAAAGACCGGGCCCTTTCCACAATCTCGCAGCGCCTCGACCGTGAAGGATCAAAACCATGACTGACAATCGTGCCGACAACATGAAACGCCTTAACGCGGACCCTGAGTTTGCAGCCAAGCGCGACCAGCGTGCGCGGGAGCGCTTCAAGGCCGAAAACGACAGACTACAGCGGATGGCAAACATAGCCAAGCGGGGTTGCGATGTTCCTGCGCGCCTAGAGGCGGATTGGAAATCGCTCAAGCAAATGAAGATCACTAATCGGGAGGCTGCAAGCATGCTCAACATACCATGGCTAGGTGAGCCCGAGGATGAAAATGATGCCCGCTGGGCCTCGCGCCGAGCCTGCGACGTGGTCGACGAGCTGATCGACCTTGTTGAAACCAACGCGCGGTTGGATCCAGATTTAGCCTACGAGCTTGTTGAGCGAGGCAAGCGGATCCAACGCATCCTCGCTTGGAACACTCAAGGCCAAGCTTTATGATACGCGCATGGGCGGCGGATTAAGCCTTAATCATTCGGCGGCCCTAGTGGTTTAATTTTAGGGTTCGTTGCCATCACGCCATGTTTTCGGTGGACCAAGCGCTTAGAGACAGCCCCCCAAACAAATAAGCGCAACAAAGTCCATACCCCCCTAGCAACCCACACTGCCCCCGCTCACTGGTCAATATGGCGAATCTCAATGGCTGCTGAGGCTATGTTGGGGGTGCTGTTGTGCTGTCTGAGGGGGCAGTTTAGTCTCAGCTTGGCATTAGAGTGTAGTCTGTTAAGCTTTGTTGAACGGATGGAGGGCATTGAAAATGGCAACGTGTCAGAAATGTGGTAAGTCTGGTTTTGGGCTCTTGGAGATGAGGCAAGGTCATTGCCCCTCTTGTCGGTCAGAAGCTGAGCGTGCAGAGCGTGATAGGCCAAAGGGCAAAACGAAGCAGGTAAACAGTCAGATAGACGCAATCCTCCTTACGACAGAAACAGCCCCGAACCTGAACATCTCCAAGCGAATTGAGATCGTTACGGCTGAGTGTGCCTTTGGAATGAACGTCTTTAAAGACTTGTTCGCAGGGGTTCGTAATGTCGTTGGGGGGCGATCTGAGGCTGTACAGAAGACCATGCGTGATAGTCGCAGGACTGCACTCTATGAGCTCAAGAAGGAAGCCTACGAAGTCGGTGCCAACGCTGTTGTGGGCGTTGATTTGGATTACGTGGAGTTGTCGTCGTCAGGGTCTATGGTGATGCTGGTGGCGAGTGGTACTGCCGTTGTGATTGAGGGATAATGGTATGAAGAAAGTGTTAGCTTTAGCAGCGGCTGTTCTTACGCTTCCAGCACATGCAGAAATGATTATTGACGGCTCGTCTGAAGCGACTTTCAAGCAATCCATCGAAGAAATGCTCAACAGTTATGCCAGCTCAGAAATGAAAGAAGCTTTTAGCGAGGCTCTACTTCAAAAGTTGATGGACACTGACCCGCTAACCGCAAACTTGTCCGGGTTTGATCGCTTAGCAGGAGTACTACAGGCAACCGAAACGATGCATGTGACGTTAGATGGAGTAAGTCAGAGTGAGATTGAAAGGACAATACTTTCATCAATAGATACTAAGACGACGTCTAGTGACAAAGATAAACAAGTGGCAAATGAAAAACACTGCGACTTAGACCAACATGTTGCGGTACTAATTAAGGATATTGAACTTATTGATTTAATGGGCCCAACCGCCAAGGTGACGGTATCAGTTACAAACACGGGCCCATTTGCAATATCTGGATTTGCGGTATCATATGCACTGAGCACCGATGGACGCACCGTTCCATGGGAAACCGATGACTACTACTTCAATGAGGTGAGTGGCGGGATTGAGCCAAACGAGACTATTGCCGATACGATTTTTGTTCATGATCTTTATGATGACCGTGTTTCACAACCACTATCCATAGAATTGGAAGTAGTTGACGTTAGAGACTACGAGGGACGTTTCCTCAGGGATCCAAATGTCAACTTGTTGGACTATCCAAATGAACTAACGAGACTGGATTGCTTTGAAACAAATTAAACCGTTGGATTAGCTGCGGCTAACGCCTCTGCGTACTTGGGAAAAACCCACACACCCCACCTCAAGGGTCAACGACATTACCATCCTCCGTGGGATCAAGTGAAAGTGTACATAAAAGACAATCTGACCTGCACCGGAAAGCATCGTTTGGAACGCAGAACCAAACCAACTAGGGGAAAACCAAGCAATACAATTCAAGATGGCAGGCTAGAACCAAGCATCAAGCCTCTCACGAAGCTCTAATTGCTTTACGAGCCCACTATTGGATATGAAGATCTGGTCTTAAAAACCGGCAGTCAAAGCGATAGCAGCCATTTCATCAGGATTGTAGGAGCGGCAAGCGCATCAAACGTATTCTCGCTTGGAGCACTTAAGGCCAGGCCTCCAAATCAGCGGCAGAAGCCCAGTGGTTCGATCCTTCTTGGTCCAGTGAACCATGCATCTGCAAGGGCCTCGAATGGCAAAAAAAGCTTGTTTCTATTCTCGACTCAGTTGATCGTGACATGCACCGGCAGGCTATGTAACGAATGGCGGTTAAGTATGTGAGAAGTGACCATGACTTTGTAGAGCTGGAGGGTATTTTGGGCGGCATTCACGAAAAGGGAAAAAAGTTTGATGATGGTGTAACTCGTTATTATGACCCAGCAAAGCACAAGTGGGTCACGCAAGACGAGATTAAGCATCAGTCTAAACTGGAAAATGCTAGCAGTGTGATGGTAATTGTGGCTGCGGTAGTTTTGGGTGGCGGCGGTTTTCTTTGGATGGTGGCCCAAACATTTTTTTAACAAAAATTTCAAGTTCTTATAAGATATGACCGGCAATGACTTTGTTCGAAAAAAATCTGAGCCAGCCTTAGTTCTGCTCACCTAACCTGCGCGCAGTCTGACAAGAACATTTTGATACGGACGAATGTAAATCCACAGAATTAGTCAGGAATCAGCGCAGGTGTCTGGCGGCCTAGCCCCCAAGCGCCCGGTTTCTGAATTATATTGGACATCCCAATTGCTAGGTGCCTTACAGAGCACCCGAGCGCATGCAGATGCCATTGCCAAAAGGCCAGATGCGCCCAAAAGTACCGCATTCGGATTGCTAGGTCACAAACACCTATTGTTGCAAACGACCCTCAGTTTCAGCCATTCCTCACGTGCGGGGACTGGTGCCGCCTAAACAATGGGGGAGCCAACAAGCATCCTCATAGCCCGCTAGCCTTCGCACAAACTCCAAACACTAGACGCGCTGTCCTGCGCTCTGGTGAGTCTGACAAGCCGTTAGCAACCACCCTACCAAAAACGCACTCGACGCTCTGAGAGCGCAACAGGCTGGCGCAGCCCCCCCATTGGGTCCCCTCCAGGGCATGAGGTGCATGCGGCGCGCCTTGGCCCGATATTTTCGCGTTTTTTATTTTTCAAAAAATCCAATGGAGTTGACTGTGAGCCCCACCACAAAAACTGCCCGCGACCGCACCGATGCGTCGCGATGGCCTGCTTCAAAAATCGAAATGTGGCAGATTGCAGATCTCATTCCTTACGCGCGAAACGCCCGAACACACCCGCAAGAACAAGTCGATCAGATCGCCGCCTCGATGTCGCGCTTTGGGTTTACGATGCCGATGCTAGCGGCCGAGGATGGAACAATCATCGCCGGTCACGGCCGGCTTATGGCCGCTTCGCAAATCGGAATGGCCGAGGTCCCGGTGATGGTGGCGCGGGGCTGGTCTGACGAGGACCGCCGAATTTACACGCTGGCGGACAACCGGCTGGCTGAGACCTCTGAATGGGACCCCGAAACCCTGCAGGTCGAATGGGATGAGCTAAGCGCGATGGGTCTCGGCGAAGACCTCTCGATGATTGGGTTTTCTGAAGATGATCTAAAAGGCGTTCTGCCCGACGCCCTGCTTGAAGCCTCGGGCGGCCTGACTGACCCGGACGACACTCCAGAAGCGGACGAAACGAAGGTGGTCAGCCAGCCCGGTGACGTTTGGATCTTGGGCGCGCACCGTATCATCTGCGGCAGCTCTACTGAAAAGAAAACCGTGCAGGCCGTTCTTGCCGGTGCAAAGCCTCACCTGATGGTGACCGATCCGCCCTACGGTGTGGAATACGATCCCGGGTGGCGTGAAAAAGCCGGCGTTGCAGGCAGTGACTACGCAAAGGGCAAAGTGCTCAACGACGACAACGCCGACTGGCGCGAAGCGTGGGCCCTGTTCCCCGGGGACGTTGCCTACGTTTGGCACGCGGGGCTGTTCGCAGGCGTCGTAGGAGAGAGCCTGATTGCGACCAAGTTTAAGCTTCGGTCTCAAATCATCTGGGACAAGGGCCAGCTGGTGCTCAGCCGCGGCGATTACCATTGGCAGCACGAGCCTTGCTGGTACGCCGTGCGCGAGGGCAAAACCGGGCACTGGGCCGGGGATCGCAAACAAGTCACGGTTTGGCAGATTGAAAAACCGCGCAAAAGCGAGACCGGTCACGGCACTCAGAAGCCTGTCGAGTGCATGCAGAGGCCAATCGAAAACAACAGCGACAAAGGCGACGCGATCTATGAGCCGTTTTCTGGCTCAGGCACGACGATCATTGCCGCCGAAATGACCGGCCGTCGGTGTCATGCAGTGGAGCTGAACCCTGCTTACGTCGATGTCGCGGTCCGTCGTTGGCAGGAATACACCGGCAAAGCTGCAGCCTTAGAGGCTTCCGGGGAAACTTTTGATGAAACGTTGACAGCTCGCCTTGGAGAAGCCGCTATATGAGTTTTCTGACATCCCATATCTCAGCGGACGTGATGGGTTCGTTCGTCGATGTTCCATGCGGACACGCAAAGACTGCTAAGTCATTTTAGCGAGAGAAAAAACAGGGGGATGTCAGTAATCACTATGAGGAAGGGAAGCTTCGGCCTGCAATCAAACGCCCGCAGCACCGTTGAGTATATCGTATCTTCAATGCATTCACGGTAGTTTGCTAAAACACACGAAGAGGTGTGTTGTTCGCTCCTTTTTCCCAAGGGTACAAAAGATGTAGTCATATCACAAATTTTTGATATCAATAGGATACAGAATTTGAAGCTGTTGACGAAGAAGTGCGTGTCCATATGAATAAGTTAATCGCTTTAGTGGCCACGCTCATTGCAAGTGTTATGCCTGCTTGCGCTGACGTAAATGCTGATGCCAACCGCTTATTCGTTGAAGCAATGCAAGCGTGGAAACAATCAGAGCAACTGACGAATGACAGCTTAGAGCAAGCTCAAGAACGGCTCGATCTGTTAACTTTAGTTGATGAGAATTTAAATCTCATCATAACAGAGAACCCCAGCAGTAATCTCGCTGTGCAACTTTTAATTGGGCCTGTTGGGCCGCTGAGTCTCGATGACCTTCCTGAACAGATTGCAGAAGCTGAAGGACCAATCCTGGTGTTTCGCGGCAATGAACAACTAACGATGGCTAAAGCGCATCTTGCAAACGGCGAGATTGGCAACGCTCGAGTGGCATTGGTGAAGGCCACTATTTTGACAGCTCAACAGATTGAAGATGCAGATGGCCGCGCCGAGGCACTGTTTTTCATTGCGGAGGCGCAGGCTGAAGCAGGCGACGTGGCTGGAGCGTTGAACACAGCTCAGCAGATTGATAGGGCTTGGTTCCGTGCTGTGGCGCTTGCGTCTTTTTCTAATGCGCAATCTGAGGCCGGAGACGTGTCTGGTTCACGTGTGACGATTGCGCTGGCCTTGCAAGCTGCTCAACAAGTTGAAGATGCAGATGGCCGTGCTGAGGTACTGTACTTCATTGCTGAGGTTCAGGCTAAGGCAGGAGACGTAGCTGGAGCGTTGAACACAGCTCAGCAGATTGAGGGTGCCACTCGTGCTAGTGCGTTGCGCGCCATTGCTGAAGCTCAGGCCAAAGCAGGAGATGTGGCTGGAGCTTTGAGCACAGCTCAACAGATTGAGGAGGCTGATGATCGTGCTAGTGCGTTGCGCTCCATTGCTGAAGCTCAGGCCAAAGCAGGAGATGTGGCTGGAGCTTTGAGCACAGCTCAACAGATTGAGGAGGCTGATGATCGTGCTAGTGCGTTGCGCTCCATTGCTGAAGCTCAGGCCAAAGCAGGAGATGTGGCTGGAGCTTTGAGCACAGCTCAACAGATTGAGGAGGCTGATGATCGTGCTAGTGCGTTGCGCTCCATTTCTGAGGCTCAGGCTAAAGCAGGAGATGTGGCTGGAGCTTTGAGCACAGCTCAACAGATTGAGGAGGCTGATGATCGTGCTAGAGCGCTGCGCTCCATTTCTGAGGCTCAGGCTAAAGCAGGAGATGTGGCTGGAGCTTTGAGCACAGCTCAACAGATTGAGGAGGCTGATGATCGTGCTAGTGGCTGGAGCTTTGAGCACAGCTCAACAGATTGAGGAGGCTGATGATCGTGCTAGAGCGCTGCGCTCCCTTATTCGTATCATTGGTATAAAATCTGCTGAGCGATAACGCCTCACATGCGAGGGAGCATCAATCGCCAATAAGGCGCATTATGAATTCAGATTTAATCAACGAATTCAAATTATTAGGCTCCAAAAACCTCATATACGCCCATTTTTAGACCTCGCGAAATTATGTTACGTGTTAGCTGAATTTAAAAATTATATTATTTAACAAAGGCTTATAATTAATTTAGGATTGAAGTCAAAACTGCCAACAATGGGGACAGTGATAGCTGTTGAATGATGCGCAATTTTGGATTTCCAGCGTTGACAGGTTTAACAGAGGACACCAACCTCCAAACAAATCAAAAGTTAGAGGTTCGCATGAAAAAATTATTCTTTGTCTGCTCGACATGCATCTTGCTCACAGCCTGTGGCAACCCGAACCAAGTGTATGGTCTCGGCCTCGTTCCTCAGTCGGTAACAGGTGATGAGAATGGGGTCAGCGTCTTTAATGTATGGGATGCTGGAGCAGCACAGCCGTTGGCCAGTAGACATTGTCGTGAATATGACAAAGAAGCGATCTTCCAGCGTATGCAAGCAATATCAGCGGTGTTTACGTGCGAATGAAATTCGCGCAAATGGATTGCAGGTATAAAGTCTGAGCCAGCTTACCCGCTGACATTAATATGTGCGTTCACCCCGTTACCCTATACTCCGTAGCGACGGGAAAGAGGCATTAGAAAATGCCAAGGAATTTTTGCGTGGCTGTAGTTCTCTCTCTACTCTTCGAGTAGGCGTGACGTATGCCACCAGAAAGCACTGGCGAAACCGCAGGCAGTATCCATTTCGACGACTCAGTCGTCCCTCACCACGACCACCAGCGACGTCGTGGCTTTGTATCCGGTGGCGGCAACATTCGACGTACAGCATCAAGATGACGCTCTAGCATTGCAGTTTTTTCGCGCTCGGCATCAAGCCCCGCCTCAGCACGGGTAAGACGCAGGGCAATGTCCTGATCGTCAGGCTTGGCGTTGCGGTCTAGGAGCGGCTCAGTGGGTGTATCAGCACGATTCGATTGATCCGGCTTGCCCGCCTTGAAGGCGAGCCCCAAAGGGATGCGGGTTAAACTGCATAAGGGGGCCTCAGCTTCGCGTCTGTTGAAATGACAATGACGTCAGCCCAGAAGGAAGCCGTGCGGCTTAGGCCTCCTCGATCCGATACACGCGGCCACGCTCTTCTTTTTCAGAAGATATCAAATGCCCGAGGCGCTTTTTGAGGGCCCCCGACATTGCACCGCGAGCGGTGTGCTTTTGCCAGCCTGTGGCTTCGACTATCTCGTCCAGCGTGGCGCCTTGCTGGCGCTTGAGCATATCGATCAGGGTTTGCTGCTTGGTGACCATTTTGGATTTGGTTTCAGGTTCGGAAAGGTGGAGGCGGGACATAGTGATCTCCTTGATCAGATTTAGATGTATTTTGCTTCAGCGAGGGCAGCGGCCGCGTCCACAAGCTGGCCGGTCGGCACCTCGATGTTGATCAAGTTACTGTCGGCGCTGACCGTGCCGTAGACGCCGCCCTCATCGGCAATGGTGATTTCAATGTCGTCGAGAATGGCATCCATGCGGCTGCGGTCGAGGTAATCAGGCAAACTGCTGATTGCGATGCGGATGGTTGTGTTGGTCATGGCGGTGTCTCTGTCGAAAGCGGCCCCGGTTTTTGCCAAGGCCCGTTTGAGTTCAGGCTGCTGCGCGCATCCGCAGGTCGTTGACCCGCTTCTGCGCAGCCTCAAGGTTATCGGCGATCTCGATCGCGCCGCGCTCGTCTGCGAGGGCAATCGCGAGGCAGGTGGCGGAAAGCAAAAGGGTCATGGCGACCTCCGTGTTGGTGCGTCGCGGGGTGCGGCGCTTCTGTAATCACGTTCGCTCTACCGCCGACGCTTATCAACATAAAAATAATTAATTTCAGAGACTTAATCGCATGACGAACGAGGATGAAAAGCCGAGGGGCAACACCCTGACCGTCAATCAAGTTGCCGCGCTCTGCGGCCGCAGCACACAGTGGGTCCACCAGCTCGTCAAGGACGGCTTTGTCCAGAAGCAGGGCAAGAACCAATACACGCTTGTCTCCGTGGTCCGCGGGGTAATCGCCTATTACGAAGACCTCCAATCCAAGAGCAGCAAGACCGTGGCGGCCAGCAGGGCAACCGAGGCGCGCACGCGCGAAATCGAGCTGCGGATCGCGGAGCGGCGTCGCGAACTGATCGCGGTCGAGGACGCGCGCGCCGTGGTGTTGGAGTTCGGAGCTATTGTAAAATCAGAGTTTGGCGCTTTGCCCGCGAGATACACTCGGGAAATGACCGAGCGGCGCAAGCTGGAACAGGAAGTTAATGGATCGTTCGAACGCATATCAGCAGCGGCGCGAAGATCAGAAGCTGCTCTGGCAGACCCTGAACGAGATTTGTCGGCCAAGTCAGAAGCGTGACCCCGCAGATTGGGCGGCGAACAATCGCGTTTATCCCGAGACTTCCGGCATTCCGGGCCCCCGGAACCCGTGGCTGACGCCTTACATGATCCCATGGTCGTCTGCGGCCCACAACGGGGGCTATCGCCGCGTTGTCGCGGTGACCTCGGCGCAGTCGGGCAAGACCGACAGCATGCTCGACATCATCGGAGCGCGCCTTGACCAGCGCCCTGCCCCGATCATTTACGTCGGGCCGACAAAGGACTTTCTTACCGACCAATTTGAGCCCCGCCTCATGGGGCTTTTGGACGAAGCGGAAAGCCTAACGAACAAAGTGGTTCGTGGACGCCGCATGAAAAAAACACTGAAGCACGTAGCCGGTGTTCGCATCCGTCTCGCGCACGCCGGTTCATCGTCGGCGTTGAAGTCAGACCCAGCGGCGCTCGCTTTGATCGATGAGTTTGACGAGATGATGGCAAACGTCAAAGGCCAAGGTGACGTGCTGGGCCTCGTTGAAGCGCGCGGTGAAACGTATGCGGATTTTGTCACCGCGATCACAAGCACGCCAGCTCGGGGGCTCGTGGAGGTCGAGTTGGACGAAGACACGGGTTTGGAGTTTTGGGGGATCTCGGACACGGACGATCTGGAGAGCCCCATCTGGAAGCTCTTTCAAGAAGGCACCCGGCACCATTGGGCTTGGCCATGCCGGCATTGTTCCGAATACTTTGTGCCGCGCTTTCGTCAGTTGCAGTGGCCCAAGGGCGCCACGCCTTCTCAGGCGAAGCGTTCTGTTTACTTGAGCTGCCCCCGTTGCGGGGGTGTGCACACGAACGATGACAAGGAATGGATGAATGCAAGGGGAGCAATGGTCGCTCCCGGGCAACAGATTGCACTTGTCGATGATGGACCGTCAGTCACCGGCGCTCCAACGGATAGCTCCACACTCTCGATGTGGACGTCTGGTCTGTGCTCTCCGTTTGTTTCTTGGGGACAGCGCGCTGAAACCTATTTGACCGCGCTACAATCTGGCGATGAAGACCGCGTGCAAACTGCAATGAACGCGAGCTTCGGCGAGTGCTATTCCATGACCGCCTCCGGCGATGTCCCAGAATGGCAGGAGGTTTGGGAGCGCCGGTTACCTTACGAGCCCGGAACCGTGCCCTCCGGCGGCCTGCGGCTTGTTATGGGCGTCGATGTGCAAAAGTTCTCTTTGTACTTTGTGATCCGGGCGTTCGGCGCCCGAGGTACTTCTTGGCTTGTCGACTATGGCCAGCTGCATGGCCCCACAGAAACGGATGAGGTCTGGTCGCAACTGGCTGAAATGATGCTTCAGCCGATCGCGGGAATGCAGATCGAGCGGGTCTTTATCGACTCTGGGTTCCGGCCGGACAAGCCCGAGCAGGGCAACGAGCACAAGGTTTACGAGTTTTGCCGCCGGTTTTCGTGGCTCTGCTGGCCGACCAAGGGTCGCGACGTCATGACACCTCCCTACCGGATCTCAAAGATCGAGGTGAAACCAGACGGAAAGCGGGCGCTTTACTCGGTAAATCTTGCCCTACTTTCGACTGACTTTTTCAAGTCGCTGGTGGTTTCGAGGCTGCGGACGCCAATTGATGTGCCCGGGGCCTTTTACGTCCACAGCGACGTGGACGAAGACTACTGCCGGCAGGTCACGTCGGAGGCGCGTATCCTCAAGGGGGGTAAGCCACAATGGGTCAAGCGATCCCGAGACAACCACCTCCTTGATTGCGAGGCTTTGTGTGCTGCAATTGGCTACACGCTCAACGTCCAACGCATCCCCGAGGGTGTTCAACGGTCTGACGGGGGATCTCCTCCCTTAACCCCAGAAGCCGACACCGCAGAGGGTGATCCGCCACCGTCTCCGCCCCAAAAGAGCGGCGGCGGTGGCACGTATCGTAACCGCTTCCAACGATCCGGGAGCAGGCTGAACGGATAAACCATGTCAATAATTTCAAAAGTCCGCGACCTGCTCGTTGGTCAAAATTTGACTGCGCCTGCTGACAGCGGCGATGCAGCCCCTCGGCATGGCAGCCAGTACATGCGCGGTGGTCGAGGGGTAACTTTCTCCGGATGGCGCCCCGCTCTGCGAGAAAGCCAAGACGACATTTCCGAAGCTTGGGATGATGCCGCAGCGCGTGTTGCTGACCTGATCCACAACAGCGGCTGGCTTGCCGGCGCGGTCGATCAGGCGGTTGCCAACACCGTGGGTACGGGGCTGCGCTTAAAGGCTCTGCCTGAAAACGAGACCTTTGGCATGTCCTCTACCGAGGCGTCCAATTGGTCAAAAACGGTTGAGCGCCGTTTTGAGCTCTGGGCTCGCAGCGCCCAGGAATGCGATATCCAAGGGATGCGGACCTTCGGTCAGATGCAAAGCGCGGCTTTCCGCTCTTGGCTGATTTCTGGCGAAATCCTCGCGGAGCTGCCGTTTCGCCGCCGCTCTTGGAACACCTATGGGACAAAGGTTCGGCTTTTGCCGCCTCACCGCCTGTCGCGCAAAACAGAAAACTTGGCGCGTCTTGTGAACGGCGTCTACCTCGATGCGGACGGTATGCCTGTCGGTTACCTGGCGATCCGCAAAGATATGTTTAAGTATGACGTCGAGTACGATGTTCGCGCACGGGATCGCGCCGGGCGGCCTCGGGTGATCCACGTCTTTGATGGGCTGCCCGGTACGCACCGCGGCATCTCACCAATGACGCCGGCCTTGCAGGTCGCGCGGCAGTTTGACCAGCTCGCGGACGCAACTTTGATGGCGTCGATTGTGCAGACGCTGTTTGCCGTCACAATCACGTCGGACGAGCCGACCGAGGAAGTTCTGGCCGGGCTTTTGACACCTCAAGAGCAGGCGCAAATGTCGGCCCAAGGCGTGGCCCCAATGGAAGCCTACATCGACATGGTGGCGGGCTACTACGAGGGCTCGTCGCTCAACGTCGGGATCAATGGCCGGCTAGCGCACCTTTTCCCCGGGCAAGAGCTCAAGTTCCATACGAGCAACCAGCCATCCTCGGATTACAAAGACTTCTCAATGCACCTCCTGCGCGAACTGGCGCGGTGCCTTGGTCTGACCTACGAGAGCGCGACCGGCGACAATAACGGCGCGACCTATTCCTCATTGCAGGCGGCCACGACGGAGATCTTTGCCATCACCAAGGCGCGGCGACAGAACATTGTCGCTCCGTTTTGCCAGCCGGTCTACGAGGCATGGCTTGAGGAAGAAATCGCATCTGGGCGGATCGCCTTTCCCGGCGGGTATCAAGCGTTTCTTGCCAATCGTGCGGCAGCCTGCCGAGCGGAGTGGTTGGGTGCGGCCCGTCCCACGACCGACGACCTCAAAAAAGCCAAAGCGCACGAAGTGTGGAAGCGTCTTGGTGTGATGTCCGACGCAATGATCTGCAACGACATCGGCGTCGATGTGGACGACGTCTACCAGCAGATTTCGCAAGAGCGAGATATGCGCCAAGAGTACCGGCTCCCAGATCCAATGCTCATGGGGGCAGCCGGTGGGGCCTTGGAGGCACCCGACGGAGCAGAGGCCGATGAAGGCCCTGAAGGCGACGCCGAGGATGACACTGACAACGATCCTGATGATGAAGAGGACGCGCTGTAATGGCTCTAACTATCGATGAGGACAGTCCTTGCGCAGCGGCAAAATCGCTCCGCCAGGTCTACATCCGGCTTGTTGCTGGGCAGGCAGCCGCAACCGTGTCGTTTTCAAGTGGTCCATCCGGCGTCTCCCGTTCTGCAACCTATCACGCGGCAAACCCAGAGCGTCTTTTGATGGTCATTCGAGGGTTTGAGCAAAAGTGTGAGGCGTTGCGCGGGCTCAAACCTGCCCGCCGTGCGGTCGCCACAGGAGGTGTCCGATGAATGATCAACCCATCGTTATGCAAGCAGCTGAAGGGGCTTCTTTGACGCAAATCGCGTCTCGGGTGCTCAACAGGCCGCTGCTTCTTCACCCGACAAAAGCTGAGATCATCTTGCAGGTTTTGCAGGGTCGTTTGCCAATGGATGGGGCAAAGATGGAGGGCCTGAGGCCCAATGCCAGCCGGTTCATGGGCAGCGCTACGGACGACGAGGGGCGGCGCAAAAGCTATCGCGTGGCCAATGGCATCGCAATCGTCTCGATTGTCGGCTCACTGGTCAACCGAGGCAGTTGGATTGGAGCCAACTCTGGGATGGTGTCCTACGAGGGCCTGAGCCACCAGCTTAGAGAAGCTGCGGCCGATCCGAGCGTCACCGCTGTCGTTTTGGATATCGACAGCCCCGGCGGGGAAGCCACGGGCATGTTTACGATTGCCGAGCAGGTGCGCGCGCTTGCGGCAACCAAGCCTGTCACCGCCTATGTCAACGATATGGCCGCCTCCGCAGCCTACGGGATCGCCAGCGCCGCAACCGAGATCGTGGTCTCTCCAACTTCGATTGTGGGCTCAATTGGGGTCGTTTTAACCCACCTCGACCGATCGGCAGAGCTTGAGCAAAAAGGCGTTAAGGCGACGCTGATTTACGCAGGCAAGCACAAGGTCGACGGGAATGCGTTCGGCCGATTGTCGGAGGCGGTTCAAGCCGATCTCCAAACCGAAGTTCTCAAGTTCTACGACCAGTTTGTCGGGCTTGTGGATCGCGGCCGCGCAGCCATGAACGACACAACCATCCGGGGCACGGAGGCTCGGACCTACATCGGACAGGATGCAATTGATGCAGGCCTTGCCGACCGCATCGCGACGTTGGACGCGGTGCTTTCTGAACAATCAACAACGGCCCCCGGGCCCCAAACGCAAAGGACGGGATTTGGTATGACCAAAACCACACAAGCCGGAGCACCGCAGGCTGAAAACGCGGGCATCACCGAGGCGCAAATGGATGCGGCCGTAGAGACCGCGCGTGCCGAAGGCATGGCCACCGGTGCCGCTCAAGCAAGTGCGCGCATCAAAAGCATTTTGACGTGCGAAGAAGCTGAAGGCCGCGAGCCGCAGGCTATGGTTCTGGCGCTCGATATGGACATGAGCGCAGAGGATGCGGCGAAGGTTCTGGCGACATCGCCCAAGTCCTCCGGTGTTGCTTCTATCGAAAGCCGCGCAGCCGGCGAGCCGGAATTTGGTGGCGATGCCAGCAATGGGTTCGGCTCCGCGTCTGACAAAGTTGCCGGCGGATGGGCCGCTGCCATCAACAACGCAAACAAGCGCTTCGGTTAATCCGAGCAGGGTCTGAGGAGATCACAATATGACCGTTTTGAACGAAGGCCGGCACCCCGGCGAATTCCTGATGAGCGAAGCCCAAGGCCAGCGCTCGCGGGGCAACATCACCGTCGCAAGCGGCGCCGGCGTAATCGTGCCAGGCACCGTCTTAGGCAAAGTCACAGCCAGCGGCGAGTACCTCGCTTCCTCCAATACCGCTGAAGACGGCTCCGAAGCTGCTGTCGCCGTGGCCTTGTATGGCTGCGACGCGACCGCCGCGACTGCAGACATTGCAGCGATCGTCCGCGACGCTGAAATCAACGGCAGCGTGCTGACCTATCACGCCGACCGAAACGAGGTCTCTGAGAAGACCGCCGCAAACACCCAGCTTGAAGCCGCCGGCATCATTGTCCGCTAAGCGCGGCTCATCGAGAAAGGACACCTAAATGTCTCTATTAAACGTATTCAAGCAGGACGCATTCAGCGTTCTGCGCCTCACCGATGCCCTGCGTGAGATCAAGTACGCGCCGTCGCGCATTGGTCAGCTGGGCCTCTTCCAGACGACCAGTATCGACACGCTCGACATTGCGATTGAAACCGACCGTGAGCAGAACCAGATCATCGTCGGCGCTTCGCCGCGCGGTGGTGTCGGCGACACCTTTGGGAAGAACAAGCGGACCGTGCGCACGCTTCGGGTCCCACACTTCCAAGTCGACGATGCGATGATGGCCGATGAAGTGCAACAGGTGCGCGCGTTCGCCTCGGAGACCTCCGTTGAACGGTTGCAGCAAAAGATTGCTGATCGCGCTGCAGAGGTGAGCCAAGGCTTTGCCCTGACCGAGGAATATCACCGCCTCAACATCATCAAGAGCGGCAAGCTCCTCGACAAAGATGGTGGTGTGATGTTCGACTATTTCCGCGAGTTTGATGAATCCGCGCCGGCCGAAGTCGACTTTGATCTGGATAAGGCGACGCCAACCGAGGGCGCGCTGCGCAAAAAGTGCGCGGAAGTGATTCGCCGGGTTGCCGCAATTTTGGATGGTCTTCCCTACTCTGGCATCCACGCTTTCTGCGGCGATGCTTTCTTTGATGACCTGATCGCCCACCCCGAGGTGCGCGAGACCTACAAGGGTCATGCAGAAGCCTCTGCCCTGCGCTCCGCATACGCTGGCGCAAACGGCCAACAATCAAGCTTTAGCACTTTTGAGTTCGGCGGGATCACCTTTGAGAACTATCGCGGTGGCGGTTCCATCGGCGTCGACACCAACAAGTGTCACATCTTCCCTCTGGGTGTGCCGGGCCTGTTCCGCACCGCCTATGCGCCGGCCGACTATATCGAGACGGTCAACACGCTGGGTCAGCGCCTCTACGCCAAGCAATACGAGATGCAAAACGGGAAAGGCGTCAATCTGGAATTCCAGATGAATGCCCTGCAATATTGTACCCGTCCTCGCGTGCTCATCCCCGGCAAGCGCACCTAATTGGCACGCTAAAACTTGCGGAAGGAGACCAACCGTGGCCTCAATCTTTGACGAACTGGATGCGTCTCTTTCAGAGGCCATTGGCGAAGTTATGGCCGAGGTCGCGGTTCTCCTTCCGCGGGCAACACGATCCTACGAGGCGCGATCTGTTGATGTCGATCGCGCCTCGTTTTCTTTTCGCGGGGTGTTTTCGGATGGCCCGGAGGCGAAGGCTTCTGGCGGCCAATATTTCTCCGCTCCGCTTGTCCAAGATATGATCGCCGACTTTTGGATTGCGGCGCGCGATGTTGCGCAGTTGCCGTTTGAGCCTGAGAAAGGCGACCAAATCTCGATGGTCTCGCGGCCGGGTCAGCCAGCCTTCATGATTTCAGGGCTCCATCGCACCAGCCAAGGCGAGCTGCTTTTGATCCTTGTGGAACACGGCGAAGACTAAGCCACCCAAATCAGAGGTTCACGATGCGTTTGTCGATCAAAACCTCCCCCGACATCGCCGAGGCCATGCGCCGAGAGGTCCTTGCCGGGGAAAAGGCGACGACCCGGGCCATGGCAAACGTCGGGACCGATCTTAAGCTTGCTTGGCGGCGTCAGATTAACGGCGCTGGCCTTGGCACACGGCTCGCAAACTCCGTGCGCAGCGCGACCTACCCAAAGTCAGGCGAAAGTCTGCGGGCTGCCGCTCTTGTTTGGTCGAAGGCGCCAAAGATCGTCTCCGCGCACGATCAAGGCACGACCATCCGCTCCAAAAACGGCTTCTACCTTGCGATCCCAACCGAGGCTGCCGGCCGCGCCGCTGGTGGCCGCCGCATGTCGCCCGGGGAATGGGAGCGCCGCCGGGGCATCCGGTTGCGCTTTGTTTACCGGCGCGGTGCGCCAAGCCTTCTGGTCGCAGACAAGGCTCGAATGAACAAAAAGGGCCTCGCGGTCCTTTCGAAGTCAAAAACCGGGCGCAACCAAGTTACGGCTCCGATTTTTATCTTGGTGCCGCAGGTTCGTCTTCGCAAACGGCTGGATTTGGAGCGTGACGCTGACCGCGCTCTTAACTCGGTCCCAAGCGCAATTGTCGCACAATGGGTGGAGGACCGCACAAAATGGCCACCAAACGTGAGCAGGTCCTAAGGGCGCTGCATCAGAAAATGGAAACCCTGCCGCAAGTCACGATGCGAGGCGGTGCGCTGCCAGAAAGGCTACCGGGCGCGGGCCTATTCATCCTGCGCGACGGCGAGCCGGGAGACCCGGAGGTGACGCTCTCGCCGCTCGCCTACCACTACGAGCACAAAGCCGAGATCGAGGCCATGCGCCACGGCGCTGATCATCGGGACGCGGCCTTTGACGATATGATCGCGGCGCTTGGCGTCGCGCTGCACGCAGACCGCACGCTTGGTGGGCTGTGTGATTGGGTTGAGGCCGAGGCGCCTCAGGAAGTCGATCTACCGGTTGAGGGGGCTTCGGCCTTCAAGGCCGCGTCGATCACCGTTGTTTTGCACTACACGAGCGCCGACCCGCTCGCCTGAACCTATAAAGATTGGAGACCTGATATGGCACGAGCACAAGGTGCACGGGCGCAGTTGGCGCTTGCGTTTGAAACCACCTACGGCACCGCGCCGGCCAGCGGCTACGTCAAGATGCCGTTCGCTACAGCGTCGCTGGGCGCCGAGCAGCCATTGTTGGCCTCGGAGCTTTTGGGATACGGCCGAGATCCGGTTGAGCCGATCAAGGACGCTCTAACGGCCGATGGCAATGTCGTGGTCCCCTTGGATGCGGAGGCTTACGGGTATTGGCTCAAAGGAGCCTTTGGCGCGCCCACCACCACCGAAGGTACCGGCGACTTTGAGCACGTCTTCACAAGCGGAAGCTGGAACCTGCCAAGCTTTTCTGTGGAAGTGGGGATGCCTGAGGTGCCCAGCTTCGCAATGTACTCGGGCTGCATGGTCGACAGCTTTAGCTGGTCGATGGCCCGCTCCGGTCTTTTGACCTCAACGGTCGAGATCGTTGCGCAGGGCGAAGACTTGGCCACATCGAGCCAAGCAGGCACGCCGTCTACGCTCGCACTCAAGCGCTTCGGCCATTTCAACGGCTCTGTGAAGCGCGACGGGGTGGATATCGGCAACATCATCAGCGCCGAATTAAACTACCAAAACAACCTCGACCGAGTGGAGACCATTCGGGCAGATGGCAAGATCGAGGGCGCCGACGCGTCCATTGCGGCCATGACAGGCAGCATCGGCGTGCGCTTCGCTGACACGACTTTGCTCAATCAGGCAATCGGGGGCAATTCTTGCGCTTTGACCTTCGGATATGAGCTCCCCACAGGGGAGACTTTGACGGTCTCTGTGCCTCGGGTCTTTTTGCCTCGTCCGCGCCGCGAAATCTCCGGGCCGCAAGGCGTTCAGGTCACCTTCGATTGGCAAGCCGCGCAACAATCGGACGGCTCACCGATGGTCACTGTCACTCTGGAAAACGCCGTGGAGACCTACTGATGCTCAAGCTAAATCTCTCTGATGACGCGCGCTGGGTCGACCTTGCGGGCGGCGTCAGGATCAAGGTCAATCCGCTCTCGTCGGCTATGATGCTGGCCGCAAGAAGTAACCCACGGGTTGTCGCCTTGGGCGACGTTGACACGCCTGAGCCGGATCAGGACTTGGCGCTTGAGGTGGCCAAGATCATCGGCGGGATGTTGATTGAGGAATGGGAAGGCGTCGGCGATGCGGACGGCAACCCTGTCGATGTTTCGCAGGAATGGGTCGACGCCTTGTTCGACATTTGGCCGATGTTCGAAGCCTTCCAAGTAGAGGTCGTAGCCGGCGCAATGATGGTAGATGCGGAAAAAAACGACTGACCGCTCTTGCTGAATGGGAATTTGGCGGGGGCGGAGAGTATTGCGCATCGTGCCCGGGGGTCTGCGACGAGTGCCCGGGCAGAGTGAACCTCCCACAATCGATTGAAGGCTGGCAGGTCTGGGACCTTGTCCAGCGGCTTGGTGGTCAACTCCGGGTCGTTTCGGGCGCAGGCGGCGGGGCCGTTATCGGCTGGGATATTGGCGCGGCGCTTCAACTGGGCGCCGCGCTTGGCATTAGGGCGCGCGTGATCGGAGAGCTTTTGCCGCCGATAGAGGCGGCGATGGTCCGTAAAATGAGCGCGCAAGGAGAAGAAGCAGATGGCTGAAAAACGTGTCAGTGTTCGCCTTGCCGCTACCGGAGGCCGTCAGGTTCGCAACGAGCTCGAAGGTGTCGGTGGCGCTGGCAAGCGCGGCTTCGGTCGGCTTAGCGCCGAGATGGAGATCGCAAACCGCCGGCTGGCCGCCTTTGCACGGCGCGCGGCCGTCGCTTCTGCGGCCGCTGCTGCGGCCAGCGTGGCGGCAGGTGTCGCGTTGATGCGATCCGGCCTGCAAACAGTCGATGCGCAAGCAAAGCTGGCGGCCTCGCTTGGCACAACAGTGGCCAGCATTCAGGTTCTCGAGCGCGCAGGCGATCTGGCCGGGGTTTCCATGGGCGAAATCGAGCAAGCGACGCTGCAGCTAACACGCCGTCTGTCGCAAGCTGCCGCAGGCGCCGGCCCCGCCGCAAAGGCGCTCGACCGCTTGCAGCTTTCGGCTTCCGATTTACAAGCCATGCCGCTCGACGAGCGGATCGCGGCCATTCAAAACGCCCTCGGTGAATTCGTGCCAGAGGCCGAGCGGGCCGCCGTTGCCTCGCAATTGTTCGGCGACCGGGCTGGTCTTGTGTTTACGCGCGTGGACAGCGCGACGCTTCGCCAAGCGACCAAAGATGTCGAGGATTTCGGCGTTGTGGTTTCTGATCAAGACGCGGCCCAGATCGAGCGCACAAACGATGCGATCTCGCGCCTTGGGCTGATCTTTCGCGGGCTGGCGAACCAACTCGCTGTCGCTGCGGCGCCTGCTTTGGAAAGATTGGCGGAGGCTTTTGCCGCGATCTCGCGCACAACCGGTCCTTTGGGTCAGGCGATCCAAGGCCTGTTTGGCAACCTCGGCCGCATCGCGAGCATCGCGGGCACATTTGTAGCCTTTCTATCCGGGCGCTGGGTCGCGGGCTTTGCCGCAGCAGCGCTTTCTGTACGCGGGCTGGCGACAACGCTTTTGGTCCTGCGCGGTGCGCTCATCCGCACCGGGATCGGCGCCCTAATCGTGGGGGCCGGCGAACTGGTCTACAAATTCAGTTTGCTCGTCTCGGGGGCCGGTAGTTTTGGGGCCGCTCTGGCTCTTTTGAAAGACGTCGCTGCCGAAGTCTGGGGCCGGATCAAGATGGGTGCCGCTGCCGCAGGAGCTGCGGCCACGGCCATGTTCTACGATCTGCAATCTGATGCCGCTACCGGAATGGGCGCTGCCATCGAGCGCATCGTGGAATTTGGCAACGCGACGGCCAACACGTTTCAAGGCGCCTTAAACGCGATCAAGGAAATCTGGTCTCGGCTCCCAACGGTCATCGGGGATTTGGTATTCAACGCGGCCAATCGAATGCTCGACGGCGTTGAGGCCATGCTAAATGGCGCAATCTCTCGGATCGATGCCTTCACTGGCAAAATCCGTGACGCGCTGGCTGCGGTCGGGATCGAGACGACCTTTGGTGAAATCGACGATATCAGCCTTGGCGATATTGAAAACCCGTTTGCAGGCGCGACCAGCGACGCCGGCACCGCGGCAGCGGAAGCCTTCAAGCGCGCCTTTGAGGACAACCCACTGACGGGCCCCGATTTGGGGCTGGATGTGATCGCATCCGACGCCTTGGCCACGGCCAATACCTATCGTACGGCGGCCAGCGATCTCGCGACCGGCTCGATGCTGCCTTTGACCTCCTGGGCGGCATTGCGCGAGGCTGTGGCCGGCAGTGGCGAGGAAGGTGCAGAGGCGCTTGATAAAGCGACTGCAGCGGCTGACCGGCTTGGCACGTCTGTGGCAAATGCGGGAAAAAAGGCGAACGAGACAAAAACCGAGCTGACCGGCTTTGATGCGGTCAACCAAAGGCTTCACCAATATGCCGCCGATGCGATGAATTGGGGCAAGGGCCTCGGTGACGTTTTAACGAAGGCGTTTTCCGGTGCGGAGAGCGCGTTTCGCAGCTTTGTCGAAACCGGCAAGATCAACTTTAAGAGCTTCGTAAGCGCCATTCTTGCGGACCTCGCGGTCCTCGCGTTTCGCAACGCTGTCTTGGGACCTCTTGCTAACGCTCTGGGCGGTGTCTTTGGCGGCGGGGCGAACGTCACGGCTGCGGTCTCGCACAGCGGCGGCATGGTCGGGGTCTCGGGCCACACGCGCTCGGTGCCGGCTCCAGTCTTTGCCGGGGCTCCTAAGATGCACAGCGGAGGCTGGGCGGGCCTGCGTCCCGACGAGGTTCCTACGATCCTCCAAAGGGGCGAGCGCGTGCTCAATCGCCGTGAGGCGGCTGGGTATGGCAGCGCTGGGTCTGCGGGCGGCATGAGCATCAGCATCGATGCCCGGGGCGCGCAGATGGGCGTCGCCGAGCAAATCGAACTGAAACTTCGGGCCGCCGTGCCCGAGATTGCACGCATCGCGACCCAAAATGTCGCAGACAATCGTCGGCGAGGATACGCGGTATGATCCCGGAGCTCCCCTTAAACCTCGTCAGCCGGCTTGACCGCCGGCTGGCCACTGCCGTGACAGCGACAACCTCCCCATTCACCGGCACGCAAGAGGTGCAAGATTGGGGCGGCGAATGGTGGGAATATCAGGTCACTTTGGCCCTTATGAAGCCAGCAGATGGGCGGCGATTGTCGGCCTTCTTTGCTGCCCTCGGCGGGTCTCGTGGCCGGTTCTTGTTCCATGACCCAAGCATCGAGCCGCCGGGCCAAACCGGTGAGGGCGTGGTCGCAGCCAACAATCAAACCGGCAACGCCTTGCTCACTATGGGCTGGCTTTCGGAGCGGCCTTTGCTGAAGGCGGGCGATTTCTTTTCTCTGGGCCAAGACGCGGCAACGCGGCTCTATCAAGTGACCGAGGATGTGTCCTCAGACGCCACCGGCGAAGCCACGCTGCGCTTTGTGCCGAGATTGCGGTCCTCTCCACCGGCGGGCGCTGAGTTGAACGTCGGGCGACCAAAGGCGGTGCTCCGTTTGAACGAGCCGGTGTCCGCGCAGGTGGGCCGGGCTGGAAAGTATCAAATCACCTTTAGTGCAAGAGAAGCCCTATGACCCGTGAAGCGACCCAAGGCTATCTCGCGGCAATCGAAAGTGGGGACCTTTTACCTGCGATCTTCTTTGAGGGTGAGTTTGCCTCGGGCTGGGTGCGACTGTGGACCGGCCCCCACGACATTGAGTGGAATGATCACATTTGGACCGGCGCCGGGGCGCTGATCGGGCTTGGTGCGTTAGAGGAGACCTCTGAGGTTGTCGCCTCTGGCACGACGGTTTCGCTATCAGGCGTCCCGATGAACCTGATCGGCCTTGCGATTGAGGAAGCGCGTCAAGGCAAGCCCGGCCGCATTTGGCTGGCCATGCTGACGCCCGACCGAGAGGTTATCGCAAACCCGGTGCAGGCTTTCTCAGGCCGCCTCGACGTGCCGGAGATCAGCGAAGATGGGGCATCTTGTACGATCACGATCTCCTATGAGAGCCGGTTGATCGATTTGGGGACCGCACGGAGCTGGCGGTACACGCATGAAAGCCAGCAGGTGCTGCACCCGGGCGACCGGGGGTTTGAGCACGTCACTTCAATCCAAGACAAAGAGATCACGTGGGGCCGAGGATGAGCCGACTTTCTGACTGGGAGCAACGCCTCGCGGCCGCTGTGGCGCACGCGCGCACTCAGCCCTTTGAATGGGGCAACCACGATTGCGCAACTTGGGCGTTTGACGTCCGTCGCGAGCTGACCGGCGGCCCAGACGATGCCGCCCTTTGGCGCGGCCGATACACAACGCCTTTGGGCGCACAGCGTGTCCTGCGCAAGCTTGGGTGGTCAGACCTCGAGACCGGCGGGCGGAATTTACTCGGAGACCCCCTCAGGTTCGTGCTGCTGGCACAACGTGGGGATCTGGTGCTCGGGAGCGATCCTGAGGCTTTCGGCGTCTGCCTTGGGGCGGGCGTCGCTTTTGTCGGGCCTGATGGCCTGAGTTTTTTACCCCTTTCAAAGTGCCGTTTGGCGTGGAGGACTTAGCACGTGCCCCCTGTTGTCGTTGGAGCTGTAGCCCTTGGGGGCGCTGCAATTGCGGCGGGTGGTGTAGCTGCGGCATTCGCGGCTGGCGGTCTCATCGCCTTCGCGGCCAACTTCGGCGCTTCAATGCTGTTATCAGCCGCCGCAGCATCGATGATGCCAAAGCCCTCAATGGGCCAGATCGAGATGCAGGCGCGCACGGTCACCGTCCGCCAGCCGGCCATGCCACGAGAGCTGGTTTATGGCCGCGCGCGCAAAGGTGGGGTGATCACGTTTCTCCATTCGACAGGGGAGAAAGACAAATACCTGCATCTGGTGATCGTGCTTGCCGGCCACAAAGTAAAATCCATCGGATCGATCTACTTTGAGGGCGAGGAGGCCGTTGACGCCGAAGGGGCCGCGCAAGGCCGCTGGGAGGACAAGGTCACTGTCGAAAAGCGCTTAGGCGATTTGGACCAAGAGGCCTTTGCTGGTCTTATTGAGGCCGCGCCTGATCTTTGGACAGAGCAGCACCGGATCGCCGGGTGCGCCGCCATCTATCTGCGCCTGACCTACGATCAGGACGCCTTCCCCGGGGGCATTCCAAACATCACGGTCGATATGGAGGGCAAAAGCGACGTTCTGGACCCGCGCACAAACACCCGGAGCTATACCAGCAACGCGGCGCTGTGCGTGGCAGATTACATGGCGCACCCGAAATTCGGCATTGGCGCTGGAATTGGCGCGGATGACGGCATCGAGGCCGACAGCCTAGTGGAAGCAGCCAACATCTGTGACGAAACCGTCCCCCTATCGGACGGCTCCACGGAGCGCCGCTACACATGCAACGGGGTAGTGTCTCTTTCTGAGCCTCCCAAGACCATTATTGAGGCCATGTTGACCGCTATGGCGGGCCGCACGGTCTGGCAGTCCGGGCAGTGGCGCCTGCGCGCGGGCGCATACCGCATCCCCACAGAAGTCCTCACAAGCGACGACGTGCGCGAAGGCGGGGTTGCCTTAACCACACGGCAAAGCCGCACCTCCAACTTCAACGCGGTGCGGGGCCAATTTGTGAGCCCGGAGAATAACTGGCAGCCAGACGACTTTCCGGCTTACGCCTCAGACTTCTACCGTGAGGAAGACGAGGGCGAGCAGGTTTGGCGAGACATTTCCCTGCCATTCACGATCTCGGCTTCGGCCGCACAACGGCTCGCAAAGATCGAGCTGGAAACCAATCGCCGCCAGCAGATGGTCAAGATCAGCGGCAAATTGAAAGCTTGGCGGGTGTCGGCCGGAGAAACCGCGTTTTTTAAATACAAGCGTTGGGGCTTTACCGGTGATCACACGCAGGCCGGCAAGCCTTTTGAGGTTCAATCTGTGCGGCTAGATCTGACCCAGATCGGCAATGGCGCACGGATCGCACCGGAGTTGATCCTGCGCGAAACCTCTCCGCTGGTCTACGATTGGTCGGCTTCTGAAGAGCAAATCTATGCGGCCGCGCCGCGCACAAACCTGCCCTCGGCTTTCGATGTGCCACCTCCCGGCCGGCCCTCGGGCGCCGAGGAGCTCTACGTCACGCGAGACGGCTCGGCCGTTAAGGTCTTGCTTCGCGTAACTTGGGAAGAGGCGCAGAGCGGCTTTGTCGACACGTACCAGTTTGAAGCGCGGCGTAATGGCGGCGCGTGGCAAGACTACGGGCGAACAACAGGCACTTTAATGGAGTTGCGCGACATTGCCCCCGGCCAATGGGAATTCCGGGTTAAAGCAATTTCGGTGGTTGGTGTTTCCTCGATCTGGAGAGAGGGCACGCGCGAGGTGGTCGGTTTAACCGCGCCACCAGCGATGTTGCAGGGCCTGACCATTCAAAGCGCGGGCGGACTTGCCATTCTCAAGTGGCAAAGGTCTGTGGATGTTGACGTTCGCGTCGGCGGAAACGTGCTCATCCGCCACAGCAAAGAAGTCGGCTCCTCTTGGGCCAATTCAACGCTGATGGATCAAGTTTCAGGGGGCGAGGCGATTGCGGTCGTGCCCCTCAAGCCGGGCAGCTATCTGCTGCGCGCGGTCGATAGTGAAGGGCGCGCAGGGCCGATGACTTCGGTCTCGACCAAGGGTGTGCAGATCCTGCGCTTTTCCCAGCTCAACACTCTCGCGGCGGACCCGGTCTTTGCTGGGGCCAAAGTTGGGGTTGTTGATGCGGCCAATACGCTGCGGCTGGCAACAGGCGTGGACGGCACTGGCTCGCCCATTGTTCAAGCGACAGAGGGGCTCTACAACTTCTCAGGCCGCCTTGATTTTGGCGCGCTCAAGCGCATCCGTTTGCGGTCAGATATTCTGGTCGGAGCGGCAGCACTATCGGACTTCATCGATGATCGGGCAGCCTACATCGACACATGGGCCGATTTTGACGGGTCCGCCGGCGCTGAAATCGACGTGGTTCTTGAAGTCAGAGAGACCGACGACAATCCAAGCCAACCAAACCCCACATGGGGGCCTTGGGGGCGCATCGACAACAGCGAGATCGAGGCGTGGGCGGTTGAAGCCCGGGCCCGGCTTTCAACGAACGACCCGGCGTTTACGCCAATCGTTTCAGAATTGCGGCTCATAGCGGATGAGGTGGCGTAATGGCCCAAGTGCCCAGCTTTATTATCGTCAACGACAGCGGTGCCGCAGTCCGGGCTCAGCTCAATCAAGTCATCGCGGCCCTACAGACCCTAAGCTCGGGCGCGCAGGAACCCGCAGACACGGCCCCAGGCATGCTTTGGCTTGATACAAGCACAAGCCCGCCAACGCTGCGTTACCGGGACAGCTCGGACAGTACCTTTGAAGCGCTAATGGATGGCGGCGGCTATTAAAGCTTCCGCCCTTCACTCACCAAAAGGATGCTTTGCCCTTTAGCGGCAGGCGATTGAGGGCCCGGCGCAGCTCGACCGGCCCCAATACCCCCGCGCAGGCGGGCACTTCCACGACAAAGGACTTAGACATGGGGCAGGATTGGGTCGGAAACATTCCAACAGTGATTTACTTCATCATCGGACTTGGGGGTTTGGCCGGCGCGCTGCTGGCCATCGTCAAATTATGGCACACCATTCGGCCAGACGACGACATTACCGAGCGTGAGATTGAAATGATCAAAACCGACGTCGGTGACATTCGTGGCAGGGTCGTCGCACTAGAGATCGAGGTCGCCAAGATCGACCAGCCGGCAATCGTAAAACGCTTTGATGGGATCGAGGGCAAGATCGACCGGCTCTACGAGTTTCTGCTCGACCGCTTTTCCGACGGGTCCCACAATTCGCGGCGCTAGAGGCGTCTCTACAGCCTCGCACTACGCTTTCCGTACCCACCCCCATGCAACAAAGGCCACAAACAGCCTCCTGCCCCGTTTCAGCGGCCAGTTGAGGTGATTGGAGATCACATGACACCGTTTCAGATCGCCCAGAGCTACATCGGCACCACAGAGGGGCCTGATGCGGCCAATAACCCCACAATTCTAGGGATGTACGCAACGGTCGGCCACGATTGGGTCGAGCACGATGCCGTCGCTTGGTGCGCGGCTTTTGTCGGACATTGCATCGAGCAAGCAGGGTTGCGCTCAACCCGAAAGCTTAACGCACGATCCTATCTCGATTGGGGTGTGCCGGTGGAGCTTTCCGAAGCTCAGGAAGGCGACATAGTCGTCTTTTCGCGCGGCGATCCAAGCGGATGGCAGGGGCATGTTGCCTTCTTCGTTCGGCCGGTTGGCGATGCGTCCATTGCGGTGCTTGGTGGTAATCAAGGAGACGCGGTCAATGTGAAGAGATACGCGACCTCACGGCTCTTAGGCATTCGGCGGGCTGGCAACGTTGCGCCTTCCGCCACCATGAGCGTTTATGGCGTGCAAACGCGCTTGCGTGCGCTTGGTTACCACGAGGTGGGCGAGGCTGATGGCCTGCTGGGTCCACGAACACGAGCAGCGATCCTCGCGTTTCGTGACGACAATGCTTTGCCTCTTATACCGATCATAGACGGGACGCTTTCGGATGCTCTGCAAAATGCCCAGCCCCGGGCGGTTTCAAAAGAGCGCCAGACCGGCGTGCCGGTCAACAGCCGCATCATCGCAGCGTCAAACGCCCAAATTGGTCTGGGTTTGTGCGGCGCTGTCGGCTCCATGGGCTCTCAAATCGCCCCAGCGCTAAGCGAAGCAGAAAACGCCCGCGATGTGACAAGCCGCGTTTTCGTCGCGTTGGGCCTCGATGCTTGGCTGCCGGCGGCACTGCCTTGGGTCGGTGCGGCCGTTTTTATTGGCCTGATCCTCTACGCAGTGAAGGCGCGAAGCGCGCGCATTCAAGATCACCGAACGGGGCGGACCTTATGAGCATGATGATCGCAAGCTTCTTGCTCGAGATCGGGCGGAAAACGGCCCTCTGGATCGGGCTCGCAGCGGCCGTTGCATTCGCCGCCATGGCGCTTGTGCGCAAAGGTCGACTTGAGGCCGAGGCCGAGCTCGCAATTCGGAAGGCTGACGCGCGCATCCGCGCGATGCAGGCCGCAAAGGAGACCCGCCATGAGGTTCTTAATGCAGATCGCGCTGATCTTAAGCGCAGGCTTAACCGCTGGGTGCAAAGACCTTCGCCCCCTTCTGAGTGAATGCGACTGGGCTGATCCAATTCGACCCTCAATAAATGACCGGCTTACCGACACGACTATGGGCCAAATCGTAGCCCATAACGAGCTCGGCGAGCAAAATTGCGGATGGGAACCATGACCACGAACACCTTTGAAGGCCCCTCCATCCTGATTGGTTACGCCTACACGCTTGAAGTTGAGGCTGACGCGGCTTTGTTTCCGGAGGCCGGTAAGTTTCGGGCACATGTTCGGGAGAAGATCTCCTCTGAGCAGATCGCGTCTGATCTCACATCCGACAACGGCGGGATCGTGCGCCTTTCAGACAAGGAAATCAGAATTGTGATCCCTGCGGCCGACACCGAAAACATCCGGCCGGGCAGCGTGATCTTTGACGTCGTGCGGGAGGATTTGTCACCGCGGTTGCACCTCAATTTCTTTGTCGAGGTCCCGGTGATGCTTCCAGTGACACGGGGGCGCAATGACTGACGAAATCCAAGTTTTTTCTTCAACCGGCCCAGTTCTCGCCTCGCGCGTCAAGGTACGCGTTGCGCAAGCCGCAAGCAGGGTCAAAGTTCTTGGCCTTCCGGGCCCAGACGGAGCGCCGGGGCCACAGGGCGAACGCGGCGACCAAGGCGAGCCGGGCATTACAATCCTACCAACCGATGCACCAATTAACGGAGGCTTTTTCTGATGGCCAACACGATCCAGTTTAAGCGCCGGGTATCCGGCAACGCGGGAGCCCCCGCATCCCTCAAATCAGGCGAAGTCGCGCACAACGAGGTCGATGACACGCTCTACATCGGCAAGGGCGATGATGGCTCCGGCGGTGCGACTTCCGTTGTTCCCGTCGCAGGGCGCGGTGCCTTTGTCGATGCCACGACCTCGCAGGCGATCAGCGGTCGCAAGACCTTTTCGTCGGCGCCGCGCTCGTCACAAGATGCTTCGAGCTCCACAGACCTTGTGCGCAAATCGCAATTTGATAACGGCCTCGCGGACAAATCTGATGCAAGCCATGGTCACAGCATTTCCGAAGTTTCCGGGCTGCAAGGCGCGCTGGACGGAAAAGCCGCAAACAGCCACGGCCACGCAATCAGCAACGTGTCAGGTTTACAGGCGGCGATCAACGCCAAGGCTTCTTTAGCATCTCCTGCGCTTTCAGGGACGCCAACTGCACCAAATGCGGCCGCAGGAACAAACACCACGCAGATCGCCAACACCGCGTTTGTGCAGGCCGCGATAAGCGCCCTGATCGATGCAGCCCCGGGTGCGCTGGATACGCTCAACGAGCTGGCCGCCTCTTTGGGCGACGACCCAGACTTTGCGGCAACCGTGACAAACGCGTTGGCCTCAAAGCTGTCCAAGTCGTCCAATCTTTCGGACCTGACCAGCGCCGGAGCCGCGCGAGGCAATCTTGGCCTTGGGACGATGGCAACGCAGTCCTCGAGCAACGTTTCGATCTCGGGCGGTGCAATCAAAGGCATCAACTTCGACTTCGGAACATTCTGAAGCCAAACAAAGGGGCCGGCTAAAGCCCCTTTCATCCCACATGCGGGAAACCAGAGGGCAGCCATATGGCAAGCACGATTAAAATGCGGCGCTCAGCCGTGCCGGGCAAGGTTCCAACAACGTCCCAGCTCGAGCTGGGGGAGCTGGCGGTCAACACGCACGACGGCAAGATGTTCTTTAAGCGCAACGTCAGCGGCACGGAGACCATCGTCGATGCGACCCCGCCGCCGTTGTCTTCGCAGGACGTCTTCAACAGAGTTAAAGGCCTCGATGGGGCGGGCTCTGGGCTCGATGCTGACCTTTTGGATGGCAAGCAAGGAGCTGACTTCGCTCAACTTTCCGGGGCGACATTTTCCGGTGTCGTGACGGCGCCAAACTTTGTCTCTTCGTCCGATGTTCGCCTGAAGTCTGACATTGCCGAGATCACCGACGCGCTTGAGAAGGTTAAGCGTTTGACCGGCGCAACCTTTTTGATGAACGACCGCGCAGGCCGTCAAATGGGCCTCATCGCGCAAGATGTGGAGGCCGTCGCCCCCGAGGCGGTCTTTGAAGTCGATGACCTGCTCCGGGTCGCTTACGGGAGCCTCGTCGGGCTCTTGGTCGAAGCGATTAAGGAGCTGTCGTCTGAATTCGAAAAGTTCAAGGAGGACGCGCGATGACAAATACCATCAGTCTTAAGCGCACAACGGTTGCAGGGCGCGTTCCCAGCACCGCCCAATTGGGAGAAGGTGAGCTCGCGGTCAACGTCCGGGACGGTAAGCTGTTTCTCAAGCGAGTGGCGGGCTCAGAAAGCATCATTGAACTCGGCCAAACAGGGCCAGCGGGATCGGCCGGCCCACAAGGGCCGCAAGGCCCACAAGGCCCGACCGGCCCTCAAGGCGCTACCGGTCCCGCTGGTGCCACCGGTGCCAAAGGAGCCAAGGGCGACGACGGCCCAATTGGCCCCCGAGGACCAGTTGGAGCAACCGGGCCTAAGGGAATTACGGGCGCCACTGGACAGCAGGGCGCAGCGGGACCAACCGGGCCACAAGGCCTAGTTGGGCCAGCCGGCGCGGCCGGGCCTAAAGGTGATAAAGGAAACACAGGCCAAACGGGACCAACAGGGCCGACGCCAGATCACCAATGGTCAGGGACAAGCCTGAGATTTTACGACGGGGCGACTTGGGGAGCCTACGTAAACCTCAAGGGCGCGACGGGTGCTACCGGTCCGAAAGGCAGCACTGGTAATACCGGCGCAACGGGCCCCACAGGACCGCAGGGCCCTGCCGGTCCAACAGGACCCACTGGTCCGAAAGGAAACACCGGTGCCACCGGGCCGCAAGGCGCGACGGGCGCAACCGGCCCAACACCCGCGCATCAGTGGTCTGGGACCAGTCTGCGGTTCTACACCGGATCGACCTGGGGTGGGTATGTAAACCTGAAGGGGGCGACAGGCGCCACAGGACCAAAGGGCAACACCGGTGCGACCGGCCCCGTCGGTCCTCAAGGGCCAGCGGGTTCAAACGGATCGCCAGACACAGCCGCTCAAGTGCGCGACAAGCTCAAAACTGTGGACGGCTCTGGTTCTGGCATCGATGCCGACAAGCTAGATGGCCTGCACGCCGGCTCATTTGCGCGGCTCTCAGGTGCCACCTTTTCCGGCACCGTAACGGCCCCAAACTTCGTGTCGTCCTCCGACGCGCGCCTGAAGACAAACGTCACGCCAATCTCTGACGCGCTCCAAAAGGTGCAGGCCCTAAGAGGCGTTACCTACAACATGATCGAGGGCGGAAGCCGAGAAATCGGCCTGATCGCTCAGGACGTCCAAGCCGTCGCCCCTGAAGCCGTCGTCGAGGCAGAGGGCGTGCTGCGACTGGCATATGGCAACCTCGTAGGGCTTCTCGTCGAGGCAATCAAAGACCTCTCGGCCGAGGTCGAGCAGCTGAAAGGCAAAGACCGATGATCGAGACAGGTTTGCACGTCATCTACAACACGACAGCGCGGCTGCATTACGCGGTGGATGTTCAGGATACCTACGCCGGCATCTGTGTTTTTGAGCCATGCCAAGAGGGTCAGGTCGCGCCTGACTATATCGGCGAGATTGCTTGGCAAGACTTGAAGGAGGCCCTCGAGAAGCCGCAGGACAGCTTTAACAAGGCCGGCTTTGTCGATCTGGAGGGCAATGGTGTCTTTGTGCGCGACCTGCCCGGGTGCCCCCGTGGCGCGGTCTACAAGGGCCGCTCCTACATCTTCCTCGACGGCATGGTCGGGCACGATGAGCTGACCGACTACGCCCTGATCGATATCATGACCGACAACAACGGCTTCCCTTTGCCGTGGCGCAACCGCTTTGCCCAATCTGCGCGCGAGAAGGTGGACTATTCTTTCCGGCACCGGGCACGGACACAGGCGTCAAACGCCCTTGTGATCTTTATGCCTATCGCCGGGCCATTGTCCGGAGCGCGCGTCGAGTTGCTCTGCGATCAAGACCCGATCTTGCTGAACGGAACCTCGGTCGCCGGGCGCATTGATGATGCGACGATCCCGAACGATGGGGTCTGGTTTAAGCAGTTCTACTTCCACGCGGTGGGAACGGAGGTCGTGCCTGTGCCCGCCGGCGGCCGAGCAGATGTGCCCATTACGTTAAAGTGGAACGGGGATGGGGCGCCCTGCCCCCATGCGCTGACACTTAAGCTGGACAGCGACGCAGGGTATTTGCCTAAACGCCGTTTAGCGACCGACGCGCAGGGGCAAGGAAGCTTTGCGATTGAGGCTCTGGGCCTCCGCCCCGGCGACCGGATCTCGGTCAAGGTGAACACCGAACATTACACCGCCATCGGCAAGATCATTGTGGAGGTCGTGTGATGGAGATCGCCACCACCACTGAACTGCAGATGATTTACCCGGCCTTTGTGATGCACAAGCATTGGGACATGCCCGAGGGCTTCAACGACCGGCTCTATGGGCTGGCGGCCGAGGATGCCGTGGCCAACCGCATTCAAGACGCCGGTGACGGGCGCAATGTGGGGGATCAAACCAACCACCTCGGTCATCTACGCCACAACTTCCTGATGGACCGTAAAGGCCCAGAAGTCGCAGCTCTTGCACAAATGGTTTCGGCGGCGGTGCGCGAATATCTGCAACTCGCCTATGGATACGCGCACACCGGGGATATCTCGATGATGTCCGACACCTTTTGGCAGCGCCGGGCTGACAAGGAAAACGTGGGGATCAACACCCACACCCATATCCAGACCGACATCGTTTGTACCTATTATCCCCGGGTGACGCTGGACGCGGACTGCCCAGACACGTCCCTGCATCGAGGCGCAGTGCGTTTTTACGATCCGGCAAACATCGGCAAGCGCCTCTGGCCGTGCAACAACCCCGACGCCTACGTCGGCGGCTGGTACGCGGTCGAGCCCTGCACCGGCTCCATGATCGTCTTCGAGGGCCACGTGCCCCACGACAGCACGTATTTCGAGGGTGAAGAGCGCATGTGCATTCCGGTGCTTTGCTCGATCAACCTGCCCAATTCTCACTGCAAGGCTGGGCTCACCGAGATCCTAGCCCATCAAACGCAAGGAGGCCCCCATGGCCTATAAAGTCGGCTCAACCATCGTGATCAGCGACAGCGGTACCATCGATTGGTCCCGCATCAGCGGGAAGCCAGCCATTGGTGCGGGTGACATTACAAGCGTGAGCGTTAGTAATGGCAACTCCGGTTCAGGCGTTCGAATTCCGCAACATTATAATAGCAACTGCAATTGCACTCCAAACTGCTACGTCGAAAGTCTTTCTGGAGGCGGCACAAGTGGCGCGGTTACGGTTTCAACTGTTCGGAAATACTTCAATTGCAACTGTAATTGCCGGTGCTGAGCATGGAGGTGCGCAGAACCAGCCTCGAGCTTTGGCCTACCCGGGTTAGCTTCTTTGAGACGCCCGTGGATTGGGCGGTGAACCGACAGCTGGCGGATGAGGCTATTGCGGCTGTTGGTTGGAGTGAAGCTCATGACGTCCCGTCTGCCTCCAAGCGGCGGGTGCGCGGGATCTTGGAGCGCAGTGATGCTGGCCAAGCGCTCAAGGCCCATCTTTTTGATTGTGCACGGACCGTGCTTGGTCCCTGGGCCAAATACCTCGATCCCGACCATTGCGAAAACCGCGCACTCGTTATTGCCCCCGGCGGGTTCATCTCCACGCATAAAGACAGTCGGGAGGGCGATCTGACTTGTGTCCACTTCCTAACAGGAGGTGGAGCAGGCCAGCCTATCAACAGCGTTGGGACCCCGCGCTTTGTGATCGAGGACCCCTCGCGCTACTTTGACGAAGCCCGGCTGCCCTTTGAGAGCCGTCATGGGTTCTCTGTCAATCCGCGACCTGGGCTGTCGGTCTTCTTTCCTTCCCACGTTCCTCACAACCAGCACCCCCATGCGGGCTGCACCCCCCATGTGCAGGTGGTCGCGAACTTCCGCGTCACCCTACCAGATGCTCTCGAAGAAAGGCTTTTTGACTGATGTGGTTTGATCTGACCCTCGAGGCGCCTGATGGTGCCAGAAGTTCCATCCGCTACAACGCGCACACCTCCGAATGCGAAGGGCTGCCCCTGCCTGTCGATCCCGGCGAGTTTCCCTCGGTGCCGAAGGTGGCTAGAGACAAGCCCCTCGGCAAATCCCGGGCGCCCCGCGTGTTGAAAATCCAGCTTGGCCTGTCGTGCAACTACGCCTGCAGCTATTGCAACCAAGCCTTCCAAATCTCCGATGCAACCATCTCAAAGCTCAGCGACGTTGAAAACTTCCTCACGAAGCTCGAAGGCTGGATGATGGACGCACCGGAGCAGATCGAGGTGTGGGGCGGCGAGCCTTTTGTTTACTGGGCAAAGATCAAACGCCTTTTGCCGGCTCTAGCCGAGCGGTTCCCCAACGCCCGGTTTTCCATCATCACCAATGGCTCGCTCTTTGACCGCGAAAAGCTCGACTTCATCGCAAAGTACGACATCGGCATCACGATTTCGCACGACGGGCCGGGCCAGCATCTGCGCGGGCCTGATCCCTTGGACGAACCTGAGAAGCGCCGCTGGATCGACGCGCTACTAGCTGAACGGCCGGGGATGGTCGGTTTTAACGCCGTGATCACACAGCAGCACCACGATCTGAAGGAGCTGCAAGATTGGTTTGCTAACAAGGTGGGCCCTGAGGCTTTTGTGGGCCTTGAGGGCGTTGTAAACGTCTACGACGCGGCCACAGCGCTCGGCACAGGACGGTTTGAGCCAGCCCAGCTCCGAGGCCTCACGCAATCGATGTTTGAGGCCTTGGCAAACGACCCACAAGCCTTTGGGCTCGGAGATCGTATCGACGAGTTCTACCAATCGATCCAACGGCGCCGCAGCATTGATGGCCTCGGGCAGAAATGCGGGATGGACCGGGAGGACACAATCGCGGTCGATTTGCGCGGCAATGTGATGACTTGCCAAAACACCGGGGCAAAGGGCGAGCACAAGATCGGTCACGTCGAGGACTTCGACGCGATTGCGCTAAACACCTCGACGCACTTTTCGTTTCGGGAGGAATGCATGGCTTGCCCCGTTGTCCAGCTCTGCAAGGGGTCCTGCATGTTCCTCGAGGGGGACTTCTTCAAGCAGAGCTGCGCCAACGAGTTTGCGTTTAATATGGGGATCTTGATGGCGGCCGTGTGGCACCTGACGGGGATGGTTGTGGTGGAGATCGAAAACGTCAAAGCCGCGTAAAGCTCCGTACCGTTGTTCTTAAGCGGCCTTTGGGTTTCTCTCCCTCGGTCCAGTCAGTCGGCTGGGGTTGAGAGAAACAGGCGCGGCGGCCTTTGTTCTCACGCAGGTCTCGAGGCGAACGTGCCGTGGGAAGCCACCCAGCCACTTTGTTTCGGCTACTTAACATGTTAGTGATGCGCCAGTTTTTCGACGCAAATTAATGCGTTCATTTCCCCCTCTTCAGTTGACCGCATAAAGTGGGCAACTTGCTTTAGATTATTCCTGGCGCACTTTCGTCAGCATTCGCTAGCAGGGTCTGAGAAGCAATTTTCGTTTAAAACGGCAATAGATCACGTAATAATTTTCTTCGGAGCCCCTACGATATCAAAGCACGGTGCCAGTCGCTTCATTAAAGGTTCCGCTATTGCCAAGAATTTATACGCAGGGTTGCGACGCACCACCATTTTGATATCAACTAGATAGAAGGTTCATGTGCGTATCAGCTTAGAGGAGAGATATAATGAAAAAGTTATTCTTATTACCATTCCTTTTAACGGTTTCAGCTTGCGTGGATCCCAATACCATCGAGGTGACTACAACTCCAACGAACGACCAACGACATGTTAAGGCAGTTCAAAGTTTGGTAGCCGACAAAATGAGGGATCCAGAAGCAACACGGTTCAAAGATGACGCAGTCATTTACCAAACTAGTGCCGGGGACATCATAGTTTGTGGTACCGTAAACGCAAAGAATGCGATGGGCGGCTATGTAGGCTACAAACAATATTATGCACGCCTCCGTGGAAACACTCTCGTTTCCTTTCATGTGCCTTCTGAGGGCGACGATGCCGGCATTGGCATGAAGTGGGTAACGACAGCTTGTACACAGGCAGCTAGCGGAAAGATGAAAGTGTCGTCATGATCGCCAATCAAACGGTAACACTGTAGATTATATAGTCACGAGTGCCGGCTGCGTAATCACTGCGCTACTGGCCCGACACTTTATAGGTTCTGGCGCTGCCGATCGAACTGTCGAGAGATGGTCGAGGGGGCTCCTCGGACCTCGCTAGCAACCTCATACTGAAGTTCAGGAAGAATATAGCGGTAACAGTTTGGGTCATGTGCCCCACTTCAACAGCGTCTCTGCCTGCCCGAGGACCGTCGTGATGGCAATCGGAGCTAAATCCGGGGGGTAGCCGTACTTTTTGAGGATACGGCGGACTAAGATGCGGAGCTTTGCCCGTGCGCTTTCCTTAAGGTGCCAATCGACTGTCACGTTTTTCTGAAGCTGCTCGACCAAGACGTGGGCAATCTTCCGCAATTCTTCGTTGCCCAGCATTTCGACGGCGCTCTCATTTTGAGCAAGTGCGTCATAGAAAGCTAGCTCTTCCTCGCCCAAGCCAAGATCGTCACCACGCTGGACAGACGCTTGCAAATCCTTGGCCATGTCAATCAGCTCTTGGATCATTTCAAGGCTCGTGATGGCGTTTGCATGATAGCGCGCGACAGCGGCTTCTAGCCGCTCTGAAAAGGCTTTTGCCTCGACGACGTTCTTCTGCTGCCGCGCCTTGATTTCTCCAGCCAATAGCTTGCGCAACGCCTCTAGTGCGAGGTTTTTGTGCTCCATGTTTTGGATTTCGGACAAGAATTCTTCAGACAGCACAGAGATTTCAGGCGTGCGCATGCCTGCCGCAGCAAGGACATCGATGATGCTGGCATCCGCTATGGCATCAGAAATCAACTGACCAATAGCGAACTCTTTCTCACGTTTACTCATCCCAGACTTTGGTGATGTCTTTGACAAAGCCGCACGCACGGCTTGGAAAAACCCAACTTCCTCTTTGACCGATTGGGCATAGTCGCTAGCCGATCCCAGCGCGAAGGCCTTGGACAGGTTTGAGACCAAGTCGGCGTAGTACGTCAGCTCCGCTTTCTTGGCCTTCTCGTCACGAGCGCTATCAGCACGCGCCTTCTGCTTTTCTAAAGCCCACTCCATGGCTCCAGCGAGGGCCTGTAGGCGGTCCTGGGGCGCCCCATCGATACCTGCACGATAGTCAAAGCCTGAAAAGAAGTTTTGACTTCGCTCGACCAACTCCTGAAGCGCCGCAACGGCTTCCTCCTCATCAATTCCGGTTTGGTCGCGGTCAGTTGCTGTGTAATTCTGAAGAGCCTTCTTCAAGTTCTGGCCTATACCGATGTAGTCCACTACAAGCCCGCCGGGCTTATCTTTGAACACTCGGTTCACCCTCGCAATCGCCTGCATTAGACCATGACCACGCATCGGCTTGTCGATATACATTGTGTGCATGCAAGGCGCGTCGAAACCTGTCAGCCACATATCGCGAACAATCACCATCTTCAGAGGATCAGCCGGATTGCGCGCTCGCTTAGCCAAGAGGTCGCGGCGCATCTTGCTCCCAATATGCTGCTGCCACTCCAGCGGATCAGAAGCCGACCCAGTCATCACGACTTTGATCGCCCCCTCTTTGTCATCCTCTGAATGCCAATCAGGGCGTAGTGCTGTTATTCGACTATAGAGATCCACACAAATAGCGCGGCTCATGCAGACAATCATGCCCTTACCGGCCATGGCCTCAAGCCGATCTTCGAAATGATCGACTATGTCCTGAGCGACTATGTCCAGTCTTGGTGGTGCGCCAACAAGGCGCTCTACGCTGCTCCAGTTCGATTTAGCCTTCTCCTGTTCAGAGATAGTTTCATCGTCGAACAATGCGTCAACGGCGGCGTCAATCTCAGGCAGCTTCTCTGTTTCGAGCTCTACCCGCGCAAGACGGCTCTCGTAGTAGATCGGAACGGTAGACTTGTCTTCCACAGCTCTACTGATGTCGTACACATCGACGTAGTCGCCGAAAACGGCTGGCGTGTTTACGTCAGCGGCTTCGATTGGCGTTCCCGTGAACCCGGCGAAAGAAGCATTTGGTAAGGCCTGCCGCAAATAATGCGCATAACCATATTTGCGGGCGCCAGTGGTGCGATCTAGCTTAGCATCAAACCCATATTGGCTACGGTGCGCTTCGTCCGCGATAACAACGATGTTGCGGCGGTCAGAGAGCATCGGGAAGTCTTCCTCCCCTGCCATCGGCGAAAACTTTTGCAGCGTAGAAAAGATAACGCCACCAGATCGCCGATCCAATTTTTGGCGTAGATCATCCCTATCTGCGATCTGCTCCGGGGTCTGGCGAACCAAGTCACGACATAAAGAAAAGGTGCCGTAAAGCTGATCATCCAGATCATTGCGATCGGTGACAACAAGGATAGTCGGGTTTTGCATCTCAGGTGCTCTGACCAGAAGCCCCGCGAAGAATGCCATCAAAAAGCTTTTACCGGAGCCTTGTGTGTGCCAGATCACGCCGACCTTGCGGTCTCCGTGTTCATCCACCGCTTTGACTGCGCTGGTGAGAGCCTTCCGCGCGCCGTGGAACTGGTGATACCCGGCAATGATCTTGAAAACTCCATCACCCTTGTCGCCAAACACGGTGAAGTCCCGCACCAACTGCAGCAGGTTTTCTGGCTGCATGAGACCACGAAGGAGCGTCTCCATCTCTTTCGGCCCTTCAGGTGTGAAGTCATCCTGCGCGCCCGTCACGGTCCGCCAGGGCATGAAACGGTCCTCACCCGCACTCAGCGAACCAACACGAGCCAGCAGCCCGTCTGAGGTGATTAGAGCGGCATTGGTGCGGAACAGAGATGGAATTTGGGCCTTGTAGGTTTGTAGCTGATTGAAAGCATCTTCGATTGTCGCGTTTTCGCTGGCGGCGTTCTTGAGTTCGATCACCACCAGGGGCAGCCCGTTCACGAAAGCCACCACATCCGGGCGGCGATTGTGCCCCCCCTCAACTACGGTGAACTGGTTCGTGACCATCAGGTCATTGTTGGCAGGTTCGCCAAAGTCGATCAGACGCACCTTGTCGCCTTTGATCGAGCCATCAGGGCGGCGATACTCGACGTCGACGCCATCTACGAGCATACGGTGGATGCGGCGGTTCTCTTCTATCAGCGATGGCGTCTCGGACACCTGCACTTGCTTTAGCGCGACGTGTAGAGCGTCATCCGGGATGCTTGGGTTCAGCCGCCTCGCCGCGGCTTCCAGCACCCCGGACAAGACAGTCTCTGTGTTGGACACCCGCAGCCTCTCCGGCCCATCCGGAGCAATCGAAACAGGGTTCTCATAGCGCCAACCCAACTCCTGGAGGATGCCCAGAGCCACTTGTTCGACAAGGTCTTCAGTGAAGCTCAAATCGGTTTCTCCTCAGAAAATGGCCAAGCCGGTGTTAGTTCTTGTCCCCTGCCACCTATCTAGAGAGCATATGCGCACCAGGTCAGCCATGACCACCATCCTCCACCCATTCCGCGTGGTAACCTCGTCTGCCAAGACCCATCAAACCGTCCCAAAAGTCCAAAGTGGTTCCCTGCGCCGCTATCCGCTTTGGAAACTTAAAGGCATTTGCACTAGGAACGACGATGTGTCCGGTCCATGCAATGCCTTCAGCGGGAACTTTGACAGCTTCCTTGTTCACAACAGCTTGCAGCATTGATCCGTCAAACTCGATCCGAAGCGAGGCATCGCTTGCAAGTTCCGCAATCAGGGCGGTCATACGCGCACGGAGAATGCGGGCAAAATCGGCCTCGATGTTGCAAGCAGGCCTGTTCCTATATGCCTCTTGCTCAGCGACCATCGGGACGAGCATCTGATTGGCGCGCCCAAGCGAGACCCAATCAGGCAAGGGACCAATCTCGTCCAGGTCTCGTCTCAAGACGTAGACCAACCAAGCCGCCGCGTTTTCGTCCGTTGAAAGATCAGGCGGGATTTGATAACTGATTTCGGACAGAGAGCGACCGTTATTGTAGATGCCTGAAACTAAAACCACCTCCCGAAAATGCTTATTGATCCCATCACAACATGTCAGGGTTAAATGTGGCAGCTCGTAGGAGACACAGGGCATTCCCCACTCCGGCGCTTGCTCAACAAACCCAAGGCGAAGCAGTAACTGAAGCGTTGGGGAGGGGACGCTCAC